CATTTATTTGTCCTCCTTTAATAATGGCCATTTTTTGTCAATAATCATTCTTGGTGTAGTTACACCATTTGCATCAGCTAACACATCCATACCATTGAGTGTATTGCCACAGCACATCTTGCCTTCTCTGCACATTCCATACATACAGTCAGGTCCTGCATACTTAAACATTTCTTTACCATCTGCTGTCTTCAGAAGTTCTTCCCAAATGCGCATTGTGACATATTGAGTTTCAACTGTATTTCTGTTACAACCACGCAAACGAATAAAGTGCATCCAGGCTTCATGATTAGCCTGCATAATGAGAATGTTTCTAAGGCCCTGCGGCGCAGCATAGCCAGCTGTATCATTATCTGTATCAGCTGCAAGGTACTCATATACTTTCATAGACTTTTTACAGCTATCAAGGTATAGTGGAACCAGCTTAGGACAGCCTATTTCATGGTCTGTCTTAATTAGCTCATATGGAACTACAAAGTCTGCCTTACCAGAATAGTCACTGTATTGCAATGATGCAGATACATAGTTAAAGCCAACCTGGTGTGTTCTAGCCTGTGCAAGGAATCGGCGTGATGCACCAACTATTGCAACTGTAATAGGTGTAAACCTTTTGATTGTACCATGTGGCAGATTTGCAACAGCTTCAGCTGTTTTGTGATGACCAATTGAATCATGATAAAGCTTCATCAAATCGTCCATACAATGGATGTTATGGCCACGCTGTGTAAGCTTGGCCAAAAACATCATCATACCTGCTGGACATTCATGAGCTTCATCGAGTACTGCTACTTCGATGTTACGCATGTTATTCCTCCTCTGCTGGTTTGTCTGCTACAAAGGCAGCTCCTAAGATTTCAGTGATTTCTTCACGTTCTTTTTCAGGACACTTGTCCATACACTCTACAAAAGCTCTAGCAACCATCTTCATTGCCATGCCTAATGTAAGAGCATCAGTATTGTAGAAGATTGAAGCATCTCCATTCTCTTTTGACAGGATAGCTACAAAATCATCAGATGTTGTAGTTTTACCATCCATCTCGACTGTACAGGTAATCTTTTCTTCTCCCATGTTATGACTCCTTTCTTGTAGCACGTTTTAATGCACTCTTAAGCTTCTGACCAAGTGTCATTTTTCTCTGCTGCTTAACAGCTGCTACTGCACATGCATTTCTGTGGAACTGATTGAATGCTCCTGAGTTTCTCTTAAGCGCTGTAGCGCGGTGGCTACGCTTCATATGTTTGATTGCTCCTGCCATATTCTTGTCCTCCTACTTTCCGGTTGATGCAAATGCACCATTACCGCGTTCTTTAATATCATAGTTGATAAAGTCTGCAATAGCTACTGGCATAATAACCAGCTGACCAATACGGTCTCCTTCTTCTACCTGGTATGGTTTATCAGATACGTTAGATACAATAGCATGTACCTCACCTCTGTAACCTGAATCAATAGGTGGTAATTCGCACACGATACCCTGTGATGAGAGGCCACTACGTGGAAAGATGTATGCTGCATAACCATCGGGTAACTCAAGGCCAAAACCAAGTGGAATCTTTTCTGTTGTGTGTGGATAAACTACTAACTTCTTAGTAGAGTACACATCAGCACCTGCATCATTCTCATGCTTTCTGCTTGGTGCATTCTTATAGCCAAAGTCAATAAGCTTTATTTTCATTACTGTGCTCCTTTCACATACATAGCTCTGAACTCAATCTTCTTCTGAACCTGAGCGTAGACTTCAGGAAATTCAGATTTGAGCTTGTCAGTGTCGACACGTGTCTGTGAGCGAGGCGACCACTTAATGGTGTAGTCCTTTGTATAACCAATCTCATTGTCCTTAAGACGGTCCTTTATACGATTCTGTGCCTCAGTCATAATTTTTTCGAGCTCTTTAATCTTTGCCTTACAATCAAATACTGTATGAGCAAGTTCATTTGTCTCATCATCAGGCAGTGTGATTTCAGAGTTCTTAACTACTTTACTGTAGAGGCCATTTGCAAATTCAGTATCTGTCGACTGCATTTCAGGTTCTTTAAGAGTAAGTACATTGTCAAACCAGAAGCTCCTTGCTGCAGGTATAATTGTGTTCTCAAGCAGTTCATCATTTCTGAACACCTCATATGAGTAAAACTTATTACCACCTACAAGGCAAGCAAATGCACCTCTTTCAATACCAAGAATCCACATGTACCAATTAAGCTGATAGATGTATGACATAAGTATCTCGCCTGATTCCCATTCTTCATTCATGTACTCACTTGTAGTTTTACATTCAAGAATACCAACTGGGGTACCCTCGGCATCTACAATAAGCCTGTCAACATTAGCTAATGCCCATGGATAGTCCTTATGAGCAAACGTTGCGTCTGCCTCTACCAAATGACAACCCACAAAGTCCTCATTAGTATCAAGCTTTCTTCTCGCATATTCATCGGCTACTATAGGCTCAAGCATGTGCCCGAAGTGCATTCTTTCTTTTGATGCATCACTCATGTTGTCAGTAGAGTCATCATATTGTCCTGTCTTTCTTAAGTATATCTGACGAGCTGATGTAAATGGACTAACTCCACATATAGCACCAACATCTGAACCGCCTATACCACCTGTTCTTGCTTTAAGCCAAGCAGCTTCATCGTCTTCCTGCCTTACTGTCGATATTACTTTGCAGTTAGGCAACTTATCCAATAACTGTTTACTAATCATTGTTAGTCATACCCCATTTCTTTTAATATTTTTATTAGCACATCGCCGTGGCAAGGCTTTGGTGGACACCAGCAGCCAAGTGTCTTACCAGCAAGACTTGGTAAAGCTCTCATAAGTATTGGACTTGTACGTATATGCTCCTCATACTTCTGAATAACTTCTTCTCTGGTGCCATCCTTACCTATCACATATGGGTTACCCCATTTGGAAGGCCTACCTATATACACGTCGTATAGTGCCTTTTTACAATGCACTATCCTGGTCATTATACAATCATGATATTCTGCATGCAGATTTCTCTGTTTGTTTTAAGACACATATCACTATCGTATGCATCAAGGATGTAATCAATCTTACCTGCAATCTCCTTATCGTTGACTGCAATTTCAATTGCGCCTGTTGGCAGCTTAACTGCAGTAACAATGTACTGTGGCTCAAACGGTTTTCCGTCAACCTCTGTAGGTTCTGCCATTGCCTTCTTAATCTGCTTAAGGTAAAAACGAATTTCATTCTCCATAATTGTTCCTCCTACATATCTGCAGCGCTATAGAAGTCTTTTCTCGCTGCTTCAATTTCTGCTTTTGTTATAGGCACAGTTGTTAAATTCTCAAACAACTCTGTACCAAGTGGTAATCTTCTGTAATCTCCCTTGACCTTATCTACCAGGTGATTATTTGTCATGTACTTCAGAAGCATCTTAAGGTCATCCTTTGAAAGACCAGTATAGTCTTCAAGTGTAGCTCTGCTGAAGTATGGCAACTGATACAGTATTTTAGCCATTTCATTAGCATCCACAAGAGGCAGTGTTAAGAACAGAGCCCTTAGCTTACTAATGTTATTAGCTGATGTGTCAGATGTAACCATATCTTGTTCGCTCAGGCGGTCATAGCCAAAGCTTTTTGTACAATAGAGCTCGTTCATAAAATCTACAACAAAGTCAACATGTTCAGGCTTAACTATAACCTTTTGGCCAGTCTCGTCTGATGAAAATACACAGCACGCTGCGGCGACGGCGAGACGAGCAATTTTGATACGTTGGTCAGCCGCTTCAACTATAGGAATCTTCGAGGAGTACTTTGCACCCATTTCTGTTGCACTCTCAAGGATGCGTTGCGTCGCCTCATCAGTGATGATGACATCGTCTGGTTTGCGACTCCATGCCCATAACACTCTCGTGTTGCATAAATCTGAGGTGTACACATGGGGTACTGGAGGTAAGTCTTTGAGAGACCTATTGACGAGAGACGGGTCGACGTCTCCTGATGCGACAGACATAGCGATGTCAAGACGTCTAACATCTTCTGCCTTTCCCATAAGCTTAAGGACTGCATTAACTCCATAAGTTTCTGAATTGAGCTGTCGTCCATTCCTAGGATTTGAAATGTATATAGCTCTTGTTCTGCTTGTAGTTTCTGCTGTAATAACTCCTGTTGCTTTTGCAATTCCTGAGCTACGTACATCTGACATAACGGCCAGGTCGTCTTCGCTAAGGCCAGAAAGTTCATCGATGGTAAGCAAGCCTCCATCATTGAGTGGAAACGCTCCCCAAACGAGAAACCATCTTTTATTGTTTTGCTGCATGTTATAGACAAGTCCTGTTCTTCTTGATGATTCACCACTATGCAACTCTCCTAATCTGTAATGATGCATTAGCCTTTCAACAATTGTAGTTTTGGCCTGCCCTGAATCACCTATGATAAGTAGTTCTCCCCATCCACGTTTAACGTACTGCTCTTGGAAGTAGAAATTAAGTACAGTATGATAAATCAAATCTACTGCAAAAGCTACATTTCGTCTCTCCCAAATATATGTAACGTTACGTTCAAGGTCTGTATGAATCTCATCAAACTTTTCACGAACTGTCTGACCTGGCTTTACCTTAAACATATTCAAGTAGCCAAGCGTTTCATCGTTAAGTTCAAAGTCACTTATTAGGTCTTTCTCTGGATAAGCCTTGTCAAAAATATACGTAGCATACTGCGAGTTAGGCTCTGGATACATGTATCCAACCATTGTGTATCTTTTGTTAGTTTTGAGATTATTACCTATGTAATATCCCGTACGCACTACATATTCGTGCTCTTTTGAAAATCCGAAGTTAGCTTCAGCCTTTGGAATAAGCCTTAACTCTTCAAGATTCATGTGTTCCTTTACTTCTATAGTACATCTGTCACATCTTGGGTTAACTCCAAGCATTTCATATATGACAGCTCTTTGTTGCTTCTCTGTACACTTGATAAGTTTCATGACATCACTATCTACTGACGATAATGTCTTTTCCATCTCACCAGCATGCAAAGCAAGTTGACAATTAGCACACTTCTTATTATCAGCATCTGCTGCATCACCACAGAAAGCTTTTATTACCTTAGGGCATAAATAAGGAGTGTTATCCTTACCACTTACCATTACAGGTATTCTTAATCGCTTTCCAAAGAAACCTGCCTCTGAACTATCTGACAAATGAACTTCTTGTGCTTCTGTTTCATCAGCTACACGCTCTTCTACCATTGATGGGTCGATGTAGCGCGTGGCGTTGTCAAGAAGTACTTGGAAATCCTGTGACGTTTGACCACACTTTGTAAAGAAATCTGTAATATCTCCCTTAGCAGGAAAATTCTCAGGCCAGTTTATTACATAGACATCTACAACACGATATAGCTTCTCACACAATTTCTGTGTTGCAATACGTCCAGCTTCATCGTTGTCCTGAGCTAGGTAAACTCGCTTCTTATTCCTAAAAAGCTTTGTCCATTCTGGTTTCCATGTACCAGCACCTGATGTAGCGCATGCCGTTGGAAAGCCATGTTGCTCGGCACATATACGGTCCATCTCTCCTTCAGCCCATACTATGTACTCAACATCTGGGTCAACAACTTGGTCGATACCAAAGATACGAACTTCTCCGTATGAGTTGTTGTATTCATCTACATAGTTAAGTACTTTCCACTGGTCATCTGTAGAGTTCCATTTGTACCTTCTGAAATTGACAAGCGTATTAAACTCATCATATATCGGAATGGTGATACGCTCTCCATCCCAACCTAATTGAAACCTTTTAAGAGTCTCATCAGTTAAACCTCTTCGCTCTTTCAACATGTCCCTTATTGGACCAGTCAAACTCATAAGCTTTTGATGGTACTCCTGTATCAATCCAACGTCAATTTCTGGTCGTGTAGGTTTGGTACCATCAGGTCTTGGGATTTTCAAAGCGTCACCAAGTTGGAACCAGGCCTCTTCATTGGATAAGCCATACAAGTGCTTGTACATAGTATGTATGTTGCCCTTAGAATGGCAGCTATTACAGTAGTAAACACCTTTAGCTAAATTGACTGTAAGCGAGGGATTGTTGTCTGTTTGTGACTCGTGCAGTTCCTTAAATGGACATTCAGCTTTTACCTCCTGCCCTCTTCGCTGGATATTCTTAAGCTCATTCATAAAGAAAGCTTCATTGTCTATCTCAGCGAGAATACGATTAGTGTATTCACTCCAGCGCATGTGGCAACCCCCTTAAAATACAACGCAGTGGCGCTAGACCACCACGTTGCTTATTACTTGAATTAATACTCAGTCTTATCCAAGTCAGGGGTTGCACCGCTAGATGCTTCAGAACTCGTATCTTCAATGTCGTAGTTAACATCCTGAATAGTGTTACGGAATGACTTGTAAAGCTCCAATGCAAATGCACGGTCCTCTTCACTTGTAGCACCTGCCGGAGTAGCAGTAGCAATGTACCACTCATTACCATTCTTTGCCATAAGCTTTTCATTAAGCACATAGCCGTAATTCCACATGTTCTGCATGGTTACCTTTGCAAGGCTGTACAGCTTCTTACCCTCGTTGTAGTTCGTCTTAGCGAAGCTTAAAATGATAGGCATACGCTCACCAGCAAAGAAACCAAAGAAATTGATGTACTTTGTGCACTTAGGAAGTGCTTCCTTACCCTGCTTGGTGTTATCAAATTCACAACGTCTACAGGATGCACACATTAACTGTGTTCCGTCTGACTTCTCACCAACTTTACCGTCACGAGCGATACACAGAATTCCACCGCCGTCTGCACGGTCCTTCCAATCAATGTTGTTATTGAACTTGAATACTGGAATAAAGGTCTTACCGTTCAAACGCTCCTTAGTAAGAGAATTGATAATGTCTCCTTCATTAGCCTGCTTGTCCTTTCTTTCAGGACTTAAGGTTTGTACAACTTTTACTCTAGGAATAATCATATCCCCAGGGTCTTCATCCTCAAAGCCCATAGGTGCTTCGGACTGTGTAGCAAGCTCTGCCTGCTGCTGTGCTACCAATGCTTCTTCAGTAGCTTTCTTGTTTTCTGTACTCATGTGAATATCCTCCTTCTGATTTGTTCTTAAGGCTTGTCCCCTTAAGATAATTTAATTATATCATAAAAATGTGAAGTTGTAAAACCACATTTTACGAACCATTGGTTACTGCCTGTTACATTAGTGCATCTGCTGCTTCTACGCACTTAGTAGCTACTGCATCTGCCATGACGTTTGCAACTACAAATTGTCTCATCTTGTCAGGTGTAAGCTTGAAACCATTGTTTCTTTCTGATAAAGTATTTGCTTGCTCTAACTGGTCCTTCTTTGTAGTTTTGCTTACCATATCATACTTGATAAATACTTCTGCCATAAGGCTGGCCCCTGTAGTATCTTTAGTCAGAAGCGTATTAGCTGTTACTTTACCAAATGGAATACAGTGACCTTTAATGTGGTAGAACACAATGTCAATGCCTGCATCTTCACATCTACAATAGGCACTTGCAATTTCTTGCCATAAGTCTTTGTTCTTTACTGGCTCGCCAATTACTGTAATCCAGCCTTTATGTTGCCAACTCTTGTACCACTCTTTTGTCATAGCATTGAATAAGTATTCAGAGTCTGTTACAATCTGTGTGGACTGCTTAGCTGACCAGATATAATCCAAGGCAGTGAGTAAAGCAAGAAGCTCACCACGCTGATTTGTAGATGACATTTCATAATTAGACAAAATGCTTGTCTGTTGAAGATGCAAGTCTTTATCAAACTGCTGGATAAAAACTCCACCAGCAGCAACGCAATCAGGTGTACCGTTGCGGCGGCACGCGCCGTCTATTGAAATCAGTAGCATTATTTCACCCCCTGTAAGCATACACACAGCAATAAGAATATAAGGCAAAATACACAGAATGAAATCTTGTCAAACTTTGTAGCTCCATTATTAATTGCTTGTCCAAGACAAACAAGTGAAAAAATAAGGCAGGCACATTGAACTACAGTAGTAGCAATCATAATATAACACCTCCTTCTGTATCTGTGAAGCGTACGTCCGATGGTTCAACGGTAAGAACATGTCCATCATTTAATTCGCATACAAACACTGGATAATAATCTTCCCCATCATTTTCCTGAAATAAGCCAAGTACATGGCAAGGCGTAATGCCCATATCTACTCCCAACTTTTTATGCCAGTAGGTGCCAATGTTTACTTCAGCGCTGCGGCGAGGTGCTAAAATGTCCATTGTTAAGCCAGCCATTATTCATGCACCTCACTTTCCTTGTTCTGCTCTTCATTGTAATGCTGAGTAGCTTCAGCACATGCCTCTTCATTGCACTGATTATCATCATTTGTATTTGCAGGCTCATTACCAAAGTGTGTGCATCTACACGCGTTACAAATATTTACGTCTGTGTTAAGCATTGTTATTCCTCCTCTCCAACAAATCTCTTAAATATAGGACAGTTTAGTGATTTCTCACCAAGAGCATTTGTAGATTCGCCAAATGTGTCAATTTCAATACTGCGCCCAAGATACTTTTCAGGATTGTCCCAAATGTCTTTTCTCTGAGCATCATTAAAGCCAGAACCTACACCAAGCTTATTACCATTATAGTCAACTACAAGTGCTCCCATCATTCCTTCAAATTTGCCAGTACCTTCAAGAATGTCTACTACTTCAAGAACGTGCTCTTCAGTATGCTTAACTTTAAGCAGCTCTTTTGAACGCTTAATTTCATACTTACCAACAGTAGAGTTAAGCATTACACCTTCGCCGCCGCGTGCCCAAATCTCATTGACAATTGGCTCAACGTCAGCCATGCACTTAACAAGTCCAAGAATAGGGACTGGACGTATAGCCTTAAGTTCTGTATGAATACCAAATGCCTGAATAAGCATAGGCCACTTATCTGGTTCAAGGTGCTGGATGCTTTCATCCATTAAAGTTGCACCTAGTGTGATTTTACGAACCAAGGCTTTATCGTTAGAGATACCAGCTCTGAACTCATCAAGCGGCACCATATCAAACACATTGAATGTAAGACCTGTTTTGTCACCTTTGCTGTTTGCAATAGAGTTTGTAGCCTGGCGCTGGGCGATGCAATCCTTAAATGTACCAGCTGCTAAAAGCTCGCCATCATACACGGTGTTGTTAGGCAGATACTTTGCATCTTCTACAATTTCAATAAGACCGGTGTCTTCATGTCCTGAGCGACTATAGCATCTACAAACACCATTCTCCTTAACCAGTATACGACGAATACCGTCAAGTTTCTCTGTAACAATGCAAGGCCACTTGGTCTTCTCAGGTCCAACATCACCATACAGCGTGCCAAGCATGCAACCAATCTTAGGAATGAAATCTGCTCCATACACTTTATTCAGCGATGTTGCCGTAACACCAATCTTCAAGTCCTGCGTAACAATTGCCTTTGCAAGCTCCTCAGCCTCAGGATACATTACTTTGGTGCAGTTAATGAAACGTGCTGCCATTGTAATGTCACAATCATTTCCTGTAGTGTGCGTCTTTAAGTAATCAATCATCTCAGTATACGAGATAAATGGCTCATTACCAATAACGTATGGACCACGTGCGTCTGCAATCTTAAGTGCCTTAGCAAGCTTAGCTTTAGAAATACCTGTTCTTGTGTACGGGTCATAGATAAACTTAAGAATAGTCTTAAGTCCAGGCACATTTTCGTTCTTCTTAAGCAGGTACAACTTATCATTGCTACTGCTTGTGTTACCGATTAGATTGATAACTTTTGCGGCTTCAATCATAGTAGTGTTCCTCCAATCTTTTTCTTAAATTAAATTTGAAGCTATTTATGACTTGACTGACGTATGGCTGAGAAACTCCGACTTGTTTAGCTATCGATACCATTGACGCTTCATACTCTGAATCGCGCCACAGTGATATGATACTTTTATGCTTCTCATTTGTCAGTATATCATACTGTTTTTGAAATTCTTCTCTAACCAACCTGTGTAGTTCTTTCTTCATGTAGTCCTGCTCAACATCTGATGGTGCAGAAATAAAATCTACAAACTCATGGTCTGTTCCATCTTCTGTGTAAGCAACATTGTTGTAAGATATTACCTCCAGTTGGCGTTGCTTATTTTGCGTTCTTACATATGACCCTAAAGCATTGTAGATACATACCGAAGCATACGTAGAAAACTGTACGCTTTTGCTTTGGTCATATGTTAGTATTGCATTGTAAAGTGCTTCATAACCAATGCTCTCAGCTTCAGGGTCCTTAGCAAGATTAAACTTATTTAGTTGATTAAAGATAAGACCAACATTACTTGCTATCTTATCGTTAATGTCATCTTGCATAAGATACCCTCCTTTATTTAATTAGTTGCTTAGCTTGTTCAACTAAGTCAGAAACTTCCTTTACAGACCTACACACACCTCCGATAGCTCCGGCGGCGCGCATCTCTTCAAGAAACTTCAACTGGTGCGGCGTCGGTGTGCCAGTGTCATCCTTAAGCTCAGCTAACACTAGTATGCCGTGTACACATATGAATACGTCAGAGTAGCCCTTGTTGTATCTATCACACACACGAATAGCTTTAATTCGCTCTCGCCTCTGCGGTTCCAGCCATTGCATTACTTTTTCCAGTAGAGTTCCCTCGTCGCTGTATTGCTGGTCTGATGGTAATTGTCTGTTTTTGTTCATCATAACATACCTCTAAATGACTGCCAAGTGTAGTACCCCAGTCTGCAATAACAAAGCTAGGTATTTGCACTAGCACATTTCTAGGGTTTGTAACATTGACAGTTTTAACGCGCATCATTGCCCCTCCTGTTAAGATTTATTTCTTTAAGTACATTACCATCTATATCACTGACAGTTATGTACTGTCTATCATTACAGTAACCTGTACCGAATGAACTAATTTCTGTATTCTTTGGCAGCTCCTGTAAGCTTTCTATTATTTCGCCAATTGTTATGTAGTACACTACAATGCACCACCTTTCAGGTGGTTAAGCACTGCATAACTTGCCCTTCCTTTACCTTGAAGAACGTCGCTGTATAACACTCTATCTATTGTTCCTTTAGCAATCATTACATAATAATCACAGTGCTTTGGCTGCTTCTTAATGTCTCCATAGATTCGTTCCATTGACTGCTTAAAAAGTTCATAGGACCAGTTCAAGCTGAAGTAAATTGATATATGGGCATTTGTTAGTGTCAGACCTTTGTCAGCTGATGCTGGGTTTGCAATCAAATACTGAATCTTGCCTTCTTTGAACAGACGAATCGCTTCATTCTTTTCAGTTATGGAAGTTTCACCATATACACATCTACACGTGTCTCCAAGTGCTTCTCGTATGATTTTGAACTCTGCTTTGTAGTTAGCCCATATAAGAACCTGCTCATCTCCTATTTCTCCAAGCAAATCAATAAGCTTTGCGAAACGGTAGCCGCTTAAATTGTACAGCTCTGTTCTATCTTCATTGTAGAACTTATTTTCTTTTACAGCCTGCGTATCAATTACAAAGCCAGATGTTACCTGGTTTAGCTTATTGAGTTTTGCGGCTGTACTTGGTGCTGTAATTTGCAGTCCATCACCAAGCTCAATGTACAGCTCATTCTTAAGTTTATTGTAGTGCTTCTTAAGCTCAGGTGGCATTTCAAACTCTACCTCATGAAATGTTCTACCTGGCGTTGTAAGCACATCTTCCTTGTCGACATAAAGTGCATACTGTCTAATCAGAGAAAAGAGCTCGTCCTTTTTATCTGGCCTTAAAGCCAATTTTTCAAACTGTGGATTGTAGGACATATTGACAAAGTAGTGCTCCTTAAACTGAGTGTAGCTTTGCTGAATACCATAATAATCTACAGCCTTAAGCTGCATGTAATATTCCTGTTCTCCATTAGGTGCAGGTGTACCAGACAATAAGTAGAAACGCTTAAGTGTCTGTGCAAAATCTACAAGCTCTTTACTGACTTTTGACTTTGGACTCTTCATATCAGAGCTTTCATCAATTATGCAGCCAGTAAGATGCAGCTTATCAAAGTGCTCACGATACTTTACAAATGATTCTGTATTAGTAACATAAATATTAGCATCTGAATTGATACGCTCAATTCGTTTAGCAGGTGTAGATGCATGACAGCTAACTATCTTAATCTCTGGTATGAACTCAGCAGCATCAGGAATCCAGGCATTCTCAATAAGAATCAATGGACAAACTACTAGCCACTTATGAGAAGGGTTAGCTACAATGTCATCATACATTATTGCTAATGACAATGGAGTCTTACCTGTACGTGTATCATAAAAGAAAGCGTATCTGTCCTGATACTTTGCTATTTCTCTGCCGAGCTGCTGATGACGCATAAGAGTTAAGTGTTCATTCACTTCACATGATTCTCTTGGCCCATTCTTAATCAAATCTTCAACATTACTTCTAATGGCCAGCTCATTGTAAAAGTATTCCTGAACTTGCTGTGGCGCAGTATCTATATTATCTACACCAATTCCTCTCAGCAGCTTAAGTACCTCCGGAACCTTATGTATAGACATCTTATAACTTGTCTTTATTCTGTTTGTATGAATAGGATAGATGCTAGACATAAGAGTTTGTGTTTCCACGTCATTGCGGTCACACTGAACTTCAAGGCAGTTTCTAGACATCAATATTCTGTTTCTCAATCTGGACACCTCCTTAAACTGGTTACCCGCCTTTTAAGACTTTCATCCAAAGAATAGTCTGCACTTATCATGCAGACATCCTTGTAGTTCTAGCATCGGCTGAAAGCAAGGTAGATGGCAAACTATCCCAAAGACCAATGCTAGAACTTTGGCGCACTTGAAGGGTTTCGAACCCCTATCTTCTCAGTTCGCAACCGAGCGCTCTATCCGTTGAGCTACAAGTACATATTACAAATCTTGCCAATCGAAATAAGAATAAGCCGTCTGAGCTTTAAGTACTCTTCCTTTGTTACCTAACAAGTAAAAATACCAATTAGTATCGGATATGTATTTAACGCATACAATATAAGACTTAAAGTAGTTAGACCAAGCCTTCTTATTTATCTTTGACATGTAGTACCTCCAATCTACTGTGATGTTTTCCCAACTGAGCTAACGCCCCATGATTGACAGCTTTCCCAGCTTCATAACTGCCATGTCCCAATGAACGCATTCATGCATCCGGTCCTTTACTTTGGTTTCGTCTGCCAGGACAATAATTGCGGGAAGTGGATTTGAACCACCGACCTCTGGGTTATGAACCCAGCGAGCTACCAAGCTGCTCTACCCCGCCATAGAAGGAGTGCCGTGACATATACTTGTGTTGAAGTAGGGATGAACTACACTCAATCATATGCCACGGTGCTACTAGCCTGTGAAGATGTTCACCGACTGATAAGAGCCCATACTGTGTGAGGTCCTGCGTCTCATCATAGCTAAGGACCTTATGAGCTCTTATCAGTCGGCGAACATTCTAAGAATACACGCCGATTGATGAAGTGTAACAACTACACCTCATACTGTGAGAAATTACATCTCAGCAGCAGACTGCTCGTCATACACGCCGTCTCCGCCAGCTGCTTCAGTGTTACCCTCCATAGCTGCCTCAACGTTAGGAGCTTCACTCTCTGCAGGAGTACCAGCACGTTTAGCTTTCTCAGCCTTAGCTGCATCAACACGTGCCTGGTTAGCTGCGATAGTTTCCTCAGAAGCACCACGCTGCTTAGCTTTGTAAAGAACAGAGTTAGCATTGATAAGCTCACGCTTAAGCTGCTCATCTGTCATATCCTCCAAAGCGATACCAGCCAGCTGGCCTCTCGGTTTCTTCTCAGGAGTAGGAGCCTCGACTTCGATAGTGAACTTGTCACCAGCGCTCAGTCCCTCAGGAACAGTTACTTCAACTTCAAATTTCTTTGCCATGGTAATTACCATCCTTTCTTATATTCGACTATTGTCTCTATTAGGTGTCCTGCACCTTATGATATTATTATACACCCCCTACCCCTAAAAGTAAACCCCTTTTCCTTACGGATTTTCTACAGATGTCCTTTGCGGGGCTGCCAGCAATCTGGCGTGAGCAAGGCCCTTGGCGTTTTCTTAACATCTCAACTTTCTTAACCTTCCTAACTTTTTGACGTACTCCCTCAAAAATCGTCTATAAGGATTTGTTTTTAAGTTTTTCAAAATGAAAATTGAAAACCGAACAAAAGTTGCCAAAAAGTTAAGAAGGTTAAGAATGTTAAGAAAGTTAAAAAATAAGATAATCTGATTGTATATTGATATTTGGGCTTTTTCTTATTTATATTTATTTCCTTATATATTCTCTATTTTTAACAATTTTAATCAGTTCTTAATCAGCGTTGTAGTTATTAGCTTTGATTGCTTCACGCTTCGCCACGACGCTGCGACTATAATTGCTTGTGTAGTTTCCAGCCTGCCAATTAAGTGATGCGCCATGCTCACCCATGTTGTAGGACATAAGAGCTTTATGCTCATCACCGTACTTAATAAGAAGTTTAGATATGACATAAACGCCAGCATTGATGTTGTCACTAGCATCAAGAAAGTTAGTAGGTCCAAGTAAATCTACTAGCCAGGAATGATTACGAGAATTGATTTGCATGATACCATAATCATCAGTAGGGCTGATAAGATTTGCTGTGTAGTTACTCTCTTGCCACATCATGGCAAGCACGAGTTCGTAATGCTCAGGAATACCATACTCTACACATCTGTTGTAGGTGTAAAGTTGTAAGTCTTTACTCAACGGAATGTCATAGTATGTAGGCTCCGCGGCGCGCACCTCTGTGTCATCTACAAACAATCTTAATTTATCATTGGATTGCGGCAGTGCGGCGCTGAGTTCCTGATTCTCACTAGCCAACTCCGTTACTTGGGCGTTTAATCTACAAATCTCATCATTTAGAGCTTGTACATCTTTTTGATGAAAGTGATTAGACGCGAATGCAGTGCCAGCTATAAGTCCTGTGGAAACTACAAGGCAAGCTATTCGACGCTGCATTATTACTTTTTGTCTGCGTCGCCTCGCCGCGGCGCTGTATTTGTACTTTGTACTCATTTTTCTGTACCTCCTTTACTTCCTTTATTATAGTATATAAGAAAGAAGTTGTAAACGCGTCCGTGGAAAACCGTGAAGGGCTGCCTTTAATATAATTATACAAAAAATAACATAGGCATAACTATGAACGCGTAACTTGTTATATACGGGTTCGTAATAAAGTTTTAATATAAATAATCGCCTTATAATTACGAACGTGTTGCGCGTTTATATTTTAATAAGAAGAAACCCGGTATTTTCATACCGGGTCCCGTTTTAGTTAAGCTAATACAAGGTCTTTTACGTTGAACGGCGTACAAATGCCACTTTTGTCAAGCACTGCACGGTCTCCCTTAAGTTCATCTACAGTGTAAGTTCCTTTATAGATGAAACTTGCAACGCCACCTCCAGTGTAAGTCTTAGCACCAGACTTAACCTTTACTCTACTGCCTGCTTTAATCGTTGCACCAGGACCAGGACTAGACGTGCCAGACGAACCATTTGTAGTTACAAAGCAATCAAAGCCAGCAGCTTTAAGCTTCGCCACCTGTGCATTTGCATTCTCTTTCTTAGAGTATGCTCCTACCTGTACTTTGTACAGTCCATCTACAACTGTGATGTAAGTATCAAAGCCTGCCTTCTTAACCTTTGCTTCAAGAGCCTGAGCATTGTCCTTATTCTTGAAAGCACCAGTCTGAACTCTGTAAAGAACTTTAGGGTTAGAAGGTTGCTGTGGCGCTGCATTGCCGAGGCCGGCATTTACCTTAGAGGCAAGGTCTCCAAGTCGGCTATACAACCAGTCACCAGGACAAGATTTGTTTGCGAACCAGCGATGTACAGTAAGCACCACCTCGCCATTTGCTGGTTCATAAGATAAGGACTTATTCTTATCAGCGAACCAAAGCAGCTTCTTTATACCATTGCGCTTACAAATGTCAATGCACAAATCTACAAGTTTATTATAGACATGGCTATTCATAGTGTAAGGCTCTGATTTATCAGAGGCACACTCAATAGTAATAGCACGCTGGTCATTTGCATTGCTGGAACTACACCAGCTGCGATTTGCCTCATCAACGATTAAGCATACGCGACCATCCTTACCAATACCATAGTTACAAGATGCCTGTCTGGAGGCGCTTGTAAAGCAACCACCAATAGCTTCAGCCGATAACTGGCCTACAACGCAATGCGGTGTAATACGGTCAATCTTGTGTGTTCGTTTACCACTGTGATTTGGACTTTTTACAGTACAATTCACTAAAGGGCTATTACTCATACTTATTCCTCCTTTATACATTTGTGGTCGTAGAGCCGAGTATCGATTCTAACAACTCGCTTGTGCATATCTTGCACAACATCATTGATGTCATCAAGTTTTCTAAGAACTTCTTTCTGGTCCTTATCATTTGAAATGATGACTTCGTTGAGCTTCAGATTGTTATCTGAGAAGCTAGTAACAAGCTCGTCAATCTTGATGCACAGCTTATCTACACTCTTACTTTGCTGCTTGAACATTGATATTACAATAACCAAGACAATGAAGAGTGCAGCTCCTGGAATACCAAGATTTAGCCAAGCTTCAGGTGTGATTCCATCCATACTGGTTCCTCCTTTCAGCGACTATTTATACAAGTCCCATGCATGTTCTGGTGTCATGTATGAAAGAGGTATCTTAAAGAAGAAGTCATACTGAATCTTCATTGTATTCAGTGATGTCTTAGTTATTGGCGATGCGAGGCGTGTCTGAGCGGCTATAGGCGTAATTGCATAAGGAGTGTTACTGTGTATGATTATAGGTAATGATGAATGAATACTATCAGCGTGCTGGTATCCATAACGATCAGATAATGCTCCGCCATATTGTACTGCCTCAACATCATCAGAGGTTACTTTTATAATATAGTCAGATGCACATATGTGTCTATCTGTCAATTTTTTAAGGCATGTACCGTTAGTGTAATGTGCGTATGTGCACCATACATCCCATGGGCTAGGTACGTGCAGCCACTGCTTTGTAAGAACATTGTACATTGAGTATATATTAACATAATATGTACTATTAGGAGTTAACTCACCATCACTATTCCGTGTAGGAAAATCTTTATATGATGAGTTTTCTTGAAAGTTAATCTGGAATCCAACCCAACCATCATAGTCGCAGTATTCTCTTACTGTTGCTCTAAAGTATGTTAACTTTGAACTATTTTTAAGTTCTACTAATTGTGGCACACTTGATACTAAGTCCTCATTCCATGTATCTACAATATTTCCATTAGTGTCATGCTTATTGATTGTTAATGTTGCAGTAAATGAAGTACTACCATCACCAGTATAATTAGAACTAAACGTATAGTAGTAGCCATTAACTTCATATGCATTATGAAAGCTTTCTTCAGTAGCAAGCTTTATACTTTCAATACCATTAACATACTTAACAAAGTTAAGTACTTTGTAGTACTTACCATCAACTACCTTATAAGCATTACCTCTTCTATCAAAGCACACATCAGCTAATGAGTTGCTATACGATATTGATGAGGCGCTGTATAAGCACGGAGGTATAGTATAGCTACTTAAAATAGCGGGATTATACCAATAAATATTTTGAATCTTGCCATTACCAGCTGAAGTCTGCCAGTCATACACAAGATGAATATGCTTGTATCCATTATCTTCTATCTTTGTATAGCTTTCCGCAGAGTTATAGATACCTTTGTACTTATTAGTACCAGCAGAGTTAGTATCTGTTCTACTACAAAAACCTACAATACTTCCATGTATAAAGTAAGGGTCCTCTAATTCACCAATATCACTGTCGCTTAGTGCTATAGTACTAAAGGCAATATCACTACTATTTCCATTAAGGTAACCATCATAGTTTAGCACATTTGCAATTTTACGATATGCCATAGATTCTAGGCAAGGTGATATAGCATTCTCAGTGACTGCCTCTTCTATAATGCTACCAGTATCGGCGTCGCAGAGTTGAATTGTAACACGATTCTGTGCTTGCTGTACAGGTTTGAGCATACGCTGCTCGTAATGCTCACCTGTAACAAAGTTATGATTAGTCTTTATGACCTGCCTCATATTTCTCATTGTTCAATTCCTCCAATCTTCTTAATTTTAATTAAGCCATCAGTTCTTTCAGTGTTAAGTTCTGCTGTAGGATTTTCGCCAGCGTTATAGGAACTACCACCGTGTGAACCAAGCACACCGCCACGGTAGCCACCTCCGCCGCCTCCATCACCATCATCTTTATTGGAACCTCCACCACCAAAGCCGGCATAGGAACCATTACCGTTACGTGTATAGTAGTTAGATGCGGCGTCGCCACCTACAAGGAATGATTTACCACAGTAAGAACTGTTTCTGTATTGCCTGTAGCCACCACCAGAATAGTCATTGGATAAGAATGCATCACTATTACCCTCATCAAGTAGGGCATCATCACCAGGGGTTCCTGAATAAGCCGCGTCTCCGCCACCATTACCCGCACCAGCAACAATAAGGGGTCTTACAGGAATTGTACCAAACAGCATATCAGTCTGTGTGTCATCTTTAATTGCAACTACTGACATTCCTCCACCAGCACCTGTTGTTGCATCACCAGATGTTTGAGGATTGTCTGTACCCTTCTGACCAACTAATAAATAAAGTTCATCGTTGGCTGCCAGGTCAAACTCACCACTAATGACAGCACCAAAGCCTCCCATGCAGTTAGCATTAGAACCACCACCTTTGCCACCGGCAGCACCGATAGCTACAATCTTGTACTTGCCGGTTTCAGGAACGATATACTTCTGAATACCATTGGTAATTTCAACGGTCTGTTCATACTGAGCATCTGCATCAGCTTGCACAGGCTTATCCTTACCAGTGTGACCAAGCGTTGTAAACTTTAAGCTACTATCTGTTGCAGCTGACACAACCTCGCTAGGTGTACTTTCCTCTGTTGTGGTACATCCAGTAGCATAGAAGTAGTACTGTGTATCAGTTACCAGATTCGTGACAGATACATTTTTCTCTGTCACTTCTATATAGTCTGTTAAGTGCTCTGAGTCAGTACCATAATAAACTCTGTATTTAACAAAGCCTTCATAATCTGCATACTTGTCAGGTAAGTTGACAATCATACTAACAGACGTTTGTCCAGTATTTACATCAGAGATACTAAGCACAGGAAGCAGCGGTCTAGCAGAGCGAATTTCAGAGAACCAACTTTCCTCGCTAGCCTTAACTCCTGTGAGAGCTACAAAGTACTCTACATTATTTTGCAGATTTTCAAGTACTGCCTGCATCTCATCAGTATTACTAAGCAGTTGCAGGCTATCCTCAGACGTACCAAGATATATGTTGTATGAATCATATACTGCACCTACTATTTGCCACTGAAGTGTAATCTTACTAATGTCTGCTTCGCACAGTAAGAAGCGAGGAACAGGCGTTGTAGGCACTGCACTAAGCACATTAGATTTTTCACTTTCTCTACCATAACCGAGCGTAGCAGCAGCGAAGTAATACTTCGTTCTATTATCTAAGCCAGGTATTTCGCAGAATGTTGCACCAACATCTGATTGCACTGACTGGCCAAAATCTACACTGGTTCCATAATACACCTTTACAGCTCTTGGTTGGCCTGTAGGCGGTTGCCAGTGCACTCTAGCTCTACTGTCCTCTGCAATAGCAAAAGTAAGCAGTGGAGCGTTGAGTGGAAGATTAGACTCATCAGTACTGTAATAAACTACAATGCTATTTAGAATGAAAGACGTTTGTTGAATGGACGAAACCATGTAAACAGCTATAGTAAGTTTATTAGCGCCGCCGCGCTCAAAGAGCTTCTTGAATGTATTACTATTTAGCGTAGCTAGTTGAGTAAGGCTTATACCACTTTGGCTTAGAGCAGATATAGTAAGTTCAATAGGCTGCCATTCCTTATTCTCATCTATTGTAAACCAGCTAGAACCATTCGTACTGAAAGCAACTTTCATGTTAGGCGTACCAGATACGTTAGCCTCTACACAGTTTATCAGTGGGACATAGCTCTCAGTAGGATAAAGTGCATCATATGTGGCAATGCCTTCACCTACACCATTTTCAAAAGTAAGACCAGTGCTGGTGAGAGACAAGTTACCTGTAATGTGTATTGCTTCTGCCTTTGAAGAATTGTACGTCCAGTACTCAGTGGCTCCAAATGCTTTGACGTCTGCAATAGGAATATCTGCAGTATAACCGAGCTCTTCAATATCTACACCTGGATAAGTATACCTCTCAATATTATCAATGCTGGTATACTCACTGGAGGTAACTTCACAAGTTGTACTACACTGTATAAGTCCAAGTTTAAGAGCAGGATAATCTTCATACGTTTCAGATACTTCAGCATGAGGGTATTCACCACCCTGACCATTAAGAATACCGCGACCTTCACATGTGTATCTTACAGCTTTTGCCTGGATGGATGCCTTAAGTACTCCATCAGTCGGAGTACTTTCATACGCTTCAAGTCTGACAGTCACTGACACTAGGTGAGCAGCTGCTTGTACCTGTAAGAAAGAATGTGGTATACCTACAAAGCCAGGCCCCTCCTGGGCTTGCAGAACTATAGGTGCGTACGGCTCAGGTGAACCATCTACCTTAATAGTTACAATCATTCTACACGAAGTCTCAACTACATAACTGAAAAGTAAATGACAAGAAAGGTTTCCAGCTTCACCCATTGCAAAAGGTAAGTTTACAATTTCAGTTTCGCCAGTACCGATTGTAATAGCGTTCTCATTAAAAGTAGACAGGAATTGTGGTAGTAAAGACTCAATAGTATTAAGAGTATTTTTATCAATGTCTGAGCTAGGATACAATTTCCATTCTAATATTTCAACGTACTCTTCAGTATTAAACTGAAAGATTAGCGTATCAAAGTCTGCAACATTAGTAATGAGCTCTGCCTGCATAAAGTAGGAAGTAGACGTTTTGCTTGTTACTTGGAAAGGTGCTGTAAAAACTTGGTACTTCTTATCTTTGTCCTTAATCAGTAACTTTGCAAAAGCAGCAGGTGAAAATTCGTCGAACTCACCTGTAAATTTAACCGTTACCTTAAAGGCTTTAGGAGTGAACTGAACTTGGTCATGCGTTAAAGTAGTAGAGGCTGTTCCGTTTGCTTCAAGCTTAATCAAGTTTTTAGTCATGGTAGCTTTACTTAAGGTCCAGGACTTAGGGTCCACAGGAAGGACATTAGCTAAATATTCCATTATCTGTTCACCTCCAATATCTCTGAATTAAGTAGGGTTATTTCACACGACAGAGAACCTACATAGTTGTATTTTACTCTCTGCAGTATGCCTGTAAAGTCAAGATTATATTTAGTACTCTGTACGCGTATCTTATCACCTATATTAAGTAGTGGGTTTCCCCTAACCTGTAAAGTTAAAGTGGGCATATCACTATTAACAAACGCTTCAAGCATTGCCTTGTACTGTTTTGCATAGTCCGTAGTCTGAACATACCTGTTCGTAACTTTTAGAACATTAGAAGCATTGTCTGTGAGGATAGACTGCACAAAGTCAACAGCTATGCCATACACAGCAAGGTCAGAAGTGGTTTGTGTGCTTTCATTTCTTGTAACAAGAGTTATATCCCATGGCGAATTAACATAATCTACAATAGTAACCTCTTTGTTCTCAGTAAGGGCATATACATTCGTAACTGTCTTAGCAGGACCTTTACTAAATGCAACCTTATTATGCGTAAATACACCAGCTGGCACATTAGCTTCTTTAATCTGCAATAGCTGTATTGCTTCTGTTAACTGTGGCAAAACGTATGTAAGCTCAACGCCTCCATACGTCTTAATGATAGACTGCTTTGCATCTACACTTATAATCTGGTCACCATCCGTAATAGTAGCTCTTAAAGGTTTATTACCATCCAGTGGCTCAATGATAATATCCCCATTCTTATTACAGAGACAATAAGCTATTGCACCTTGAAGCATCTCCTGTAGATACTTCTTCTGTTCGCCCTCTGTAAATGTATACAGAAGTCTAGCATTTAACTCGTGTGATACTGTGACGGCGTAGCCCAGCGCATCGAATACTTCCTGAAAGAATTCTTCCTGGGTCTTATTAAGACCTACAGGAATTGTAGGCGCAGGCTCTAAGAATACCTGCTGTAACTTATCATCTGCTGTAATAGAAGCAGCGGCGCCCGTTATAGTAGCGTTCCAGTCTGAAACATAATATACACCCATTTTTATCCAATTGACATCTTCAGTCTCATCATCAAGGTCTGGCTTCATGTATGGTATAATTGGGACATTTGCTTTTATCTTACCATAATAAGGACTTTCAGGATTGGTTGGATTAAACATACCATTATCATTATACAAGCTAAATGAAAGTTCATTAGCTGAGATAGCTCCAAGCGGATTATTGTCTTCAGCACCTGCTTCCTCAAGAAGCTCAGCGTCTATCAGGTAGTCACTTCTAGTAACCGTCAATGGTTCATTCTGTAAGCCATCAAAGAAGATGTCAAGCTTTAGCAGAATGCATCTACTATGCGCATTGAAATCTTCATCTGTAGCATCACGTATGATTGTATCTGCCATGCGGCGCCTCCTTTATTGTTCGATTAGGTTGAAAGTTACGTTTTTCCAAACCCAGTTTGTAGTCTTGCCTGCTTTATGCAATTCAGTCGGTATAGAACCTACATACACAGTAGCAGACTTTGACTGACCATTCTCCTTATACTTAAGGGGAAAGAATAACGATTTTGTTTCCCAAACTGCTTCTAGAATATTGTCTAAATCATCACCAGAAATAGCATCGTAAGTGAAGTAGAACTTTCGCTTTTTAGCAATTAAGTCACCAACCATTTTAGCATTTGCAAGACGCTCCATATTGGTAACATTATATCTTTCTATTTTGAACGAGGAGGGATTCTTAATAGCCCTCCCGTTCACAGTGAAATTACTAGCCATTACTAACCCCTCCTCTTATTCTCTTGAAGCTGAATAACTTGCATTTTACGGTTAAGCTCTTTCAAGCTCCTTTCATCTGCAATTAGCGTTCCAACGTATAGTGGCTGTAACTGTCCTTGATTACCAGAAATATTAGCTACAATAGGCATTAAGCTAGCAGTAATACCATTGGCAACGGCATCTACAAATGGCTGCATTGCCCCAGCATTCTCAAGAGGAATAACTGCTTCTGCCTTATTACCTTCAGCAAATCTTGCAACGTGCTCTCTATTGAAAATACCACCAGTAGCATGACCTGCTTTAGGCTTGCTATTATTGCTCGCATAGCTTGTGTCAGTACTCTTAGCTTTGTCATTAAGACCAAAGAATTCTCTAAGCTTATCAATACCAGTATTTATCCAGTCAAAGAACTTACCAAATACATTGTCCCATAGGTTAGAAATCCAATTCTTAAATGAATTGTAAATATTACCTATGCCATCCTTTACTGACGTGTACATATTGCCAATCTTTTCTTTAACTGACGTGTACATGTTACCAAAGAAGTCTTTAACTGCATTATAAGAATCTGATACCTTCGTCTTAATGGATTTGTAGATGTTTCCAAAATAAGACTTAACAGAGTTATACGCCCCAGAAATCTTTTCTTTTATTACATCCCAAATACTTTGGAACCAAGTAGAAACAGCTGTCCAGGCTTCTTTTACCTTGCCAGTGATAGTAGAAAGAATATCACCAAAGAACTTAGTAACAGTTTGCCATGCACCAGAAAGCTTCTCTGAAATGGTGGACCATATACTCTGGAACCACGTAGAAACAGCTGTCCAGGCTTTAGAACATACACTACCAATCTCTTCTGCAATAGGCGTGAACCACTGAACTATAGCATTCCATATATCAGTTACAACCTTTACAATCAAGTCTTTGATAAAACCAAATATGTTAGAGATTGTTTCCCATATGGTTGTACATACAGTACTTACTGCAGAGCTTATATCATTCCATACAGTTGTAATAGCAGACCAGATGTCCTGCATAACTGTACTTATAGTAGTAGCAATATCATTGAATACAGTTGTAATACCAGTCCATAAGTCTGAAGCAAATGTTGCAAGGCCTGTGCCTACATCTGTAAAGAAAGTTCCAATGGGTGCAAACCACTGACCTACACTTGTAGATATTGCAGTCCATATTCCACTAAGCCATTCTTTTACATTTGTAAGGCCTGTTGTAAACTTTTCACCAATACCAGTGAAGAAGTCACTTACTCCTCCAACTAGGCTAGACCATCCTTGTGAGAACCACTCTCCTACGTCTGCAAACCACTGGCCTACAGAAGAGCCTATATTACTAAAGAATGTTGTAAGATTATCCCATACATCAGAGAACCAATCAGTGATGCTATCCCAGTTATCAACTATGAGACCAATAAGCCAACCTATCAAAGCACCAATTGCAGCACCAATTAGAGCACCTGCAGGACCACCTACAATCATACCAATTGCTGCACCAATACCACCACCAATACCAAGACCTAACTGAGAGAAATCCCAGTTACCATTAGTAAAGCCATCAATAAGCATGTCTGCAATCCAACCTACAAGAGTGCCAATTGCAGCACCAATTAGAGCTCCAGCAGGACCACCTACAATCATACCAATGGCTGCCCCGATACCTATACCAATGGGTAGACCAACATGTGACCAGTCGCCAGTCTCAAAGCCTCTAGCTATTGAATCGATTATCCAGCCAACTAACGCACCAATACCGGCTCCAATAACGGCCCCTAATGGTCCTCCAATTAGAGCACCAATTATTGCACCAAGACCAGTGGCTATTGGTAATGCAACTGTACCTACATCAGTTAGTCCTAACGCATCGGCGAGGTCACTCCAGAACCATCCAGCGATAGCACCAGCGATAGCACCAATCTTTGCACCGAGTGGTCCACCAAGTATTCCACCTAGGATGCCACCAAGTATTGCTCCAATACCAGCGCCTATGAACTTCTCTTTAAGAGCATCAATCATGTCAGTTACAAAGTTGCTAGCAAAACCTTCAAAGCTAGGAATCTCAGGAATAAACGTACTAGCATCTAAGCCTGATAAGTCAGGAATATCAAAATCTGTATCAGTCTTTATACCTTTTTTAGTACCCTCATCAGGCTTATTAAGCTTAAAGACTTCGTCGAATGAAAGCAGGCCCTTAGCTGCCTTAGTAGCTTTACCAGTGGAATCAGCTAAGTCATCCATGTTATCTTTAGTGGTATCAAGAGCCTTGTTAAATTTATTCAAATCATTAGTTCTTTCCTTCTGGGATGGTAACAGCACTTTATCGGGGTCTATACCATTGATAGCTGTTACTTTTTTGAACATACCACTAATTGCATTACTTAACTTTCCAAAACCACCAGAGAGACCTACAACCAGTCCTGTAAGAGCGATAAGCATTGACCAGAATGGATGAGCAGCAACGAATGTAAGCATTGCTGACAAACCTGCTAACGCTTTTGAAATTAAAGCAATGACACCAGCAACTACAGCGCTAGCAAGAGCCTTAACTTTGAATAGTACCCACATTGTCGCTGCAGCGGCCAATGCAGCCGTAAGAATCCTCATGGCTGTTGCATTTTGCGTAATCCAAGATACCATAACAGACAGTACATTAAGCACAGTAGTAAGAATAGGTGCAAAGGCATTAAACACTCTAATAAGCGCCTCAAGTACTGGTCTAAGTAATCCGCCAAGTGTGCCTACTAATCTTACGACTGCCTGAAACAGTGTACCAAGGTTAGCTACAAACTGCCTGATTGTAGAGTGTAGCTCAGGTGGAAAGATTGCTTCAAATACACCACCTAAGCCCTTAAGCTCGAATATTTCTCGCATCTTAAATAAGAACTCGCCAAGCTCATTCAAACCAGACTTGATGTAAGTAATCAGTGGCTCAAATGCACCAGATACAAGCATAGTAGCATTATCTTTGATATTACTGATAATACCTTTTAATGTTTTAGATGAAGCAGCTACTACTCCGCCAAAGCGCTCGTTCATACCATCTACTAATGCATTGATGGCTTTACTTGCAGGGATGCGTTCCTTACCAAGATTTTGTAACTGTTTGTTAGTAAGGCCAAGTTTCTCCTGTAAGATTTCATAGGCAGGAATTCCTGCTTCAGCAAGCTGCCTCATCTCTTCATTCATCAATCTGCCTTTGGTGTAGATTTGTCCAAGCGCCCTTGAGACAGACTCAATTGCCTGTGGGTTTCCTTGCATAGATGATGCAGCTAGAACGCCTTGCATTACATACATGACATTTTTGTACTGAATACCATATGCGAGTAAACGCTTCGCCGCAGCCTCAGACTCTTGGAAAGAGAATGGTGTTTTAGCTGCAAAGTCCTTAAGTACATTGATGAATTCGTCTGCTAAGGCAGTGTCACCAAATAAGTTAGAGTAAGCAATCTTTGCATACTCAAGTTCCTGACTAAATTCCCAGACTGCATTAGAAGCATTTCTAATAGCATTCAATCCTCCATAGAATACTTTAGAAATCATAATACCTTGCACAATACGTGCAACATCCTTAAATTCAAACTTTGACTTCTTAGCTGGTTCTACAAGACCATCGTTAATCTGACCCTTTAGGTTAGCAGAGAATTGATTTGCTAAGCTAGCTGCTCTACGCATATTGCTAGCAAAGTTTTGAATATTAAGATTAAGGTTTGCTGTCAAATTTGCAAAGCTAGCCATTGTAACACCTCCCTATTACCAACCTGGAATTTGGTCAATATAACCAACCTGGTCAGCATAATTTCTTTGTGACTTTTCTCCATGCATTCTTTGTTGTACATCATAGTGCACATCAAGTTGTGACTTGAACTTTCTAGGAGTCATACTCATTACTTCTTCATCAGTATAATGCAACCATACTCTCCCAACATATAAAATATAGGGCCAATCCCAGTCGTCTGTGGCGAACGGATTGGCCCCATCTTTATTGCTGGGATTTAGGCGTTTGGGTCCTGTGCACCGTCCAGCTTAGGCTCTGCATTATCAGGAATCTTTTCTGCAACAGGCATATCTGAATCGAATGCATCGTTGAGAGACGCCATAAGTTCCTGCATATACTGAATATCAATAAGATTACCGACTTGCTGCTCTGTAAGCTCAGGGTCTTCATGAATAAGACCAGCCCAAAGGATGCAACGTACAGCTTTAATACTGTTGTTGTCAAGCTGCTTAAACGCTTCATCAACTGAACCATATCTGTCTTCGAGTTCAGCCAAAGCATTGAGCGTAAACTTTATAGTACGCTCAACGCCGTCATTAAGGGTAATCTTAATGTCCTTAGATTTTACATCTTTTACATTAGACATTACGTTACCTCCAATCATTTTACGGAATAATTACTCAGTAGCTTTAATCTCGCTACCAATGAGAGTATGAGCTGTAAACTTAACTACTTCATTAGCAGTAGTAAGCTCATATACTGCTACGCTCTTACCAGCTGTAACACCTGTAATATTGTTACCAGATACATAGGTTGTAGCACCAGATACTACATCACCTACATTAGGAGTAGCCTGCGTTGTATTAGCAACTGCATAAGCAAAGTGATTTCCAGGCTCAGCATCTCCAGTAATAGTAGCCTTAGTAGAACCAGTAACTGTACCAGCTGCAAAAGCTACAGTCAAAGCAGGAGCCGGAGTACCAGCCTGCTCTGTAACTGTAATGCTATCAAAAGTAGCCTTGATAGTAGCAACCAGTGTGCCACGGGAAAGGTTCTGGGAAACATCAGACACATTGTCAATGACTTTGTCATCTACCATTACCTTAGTAACCTTACCAGTCGCATCAGTAGTAATATTCAATGCACTCATTCGTTATCCCTCCTTAGCTCGGCATTTTAACGGCATCAAACCAAGTTGACATAGCAGACTCGCTAGCTCCAGGGTTATCACCATCAAGTTCGTACTTCCACATACGAATCTTTTTGCTACCAACGGTAACAGGATAATTAAGCTTAACAAACTGACCCTTAATTGTATCAGCCTGGAAGTTAATGCTGTCACCCTTTGTTTCGTTCTGGTCCTCAGGGTCAGTAAACTTACCTTTGTACAGCCAGACATAGCGATAGTTACCATTAGACTTCAAAGACCTGAAGCCAATAGCAACAAACGGTGGAACGTCAGAATCACCAAACACAAGACCTCCGTCACCATCGATGGTATGGCCAAGAAGGTCTGCTTTATTCTCAGTAGTAAGTTCGTTCTTTTTAATTTCAACGTCAATCTTACCAAGAGTTGTAGCAGTCTCCATAGGACCATCATCGGCAAACAAGGTTTCCTGTGAGGCATTCGGGTTGATGTTCACTGACATTACACCAGGTGCTGTTTTAGGTACAGCATACACAGGTGCTTTTTTGGCAGAATCTTCTGTAGTCATAATAGCATACACAAGATTATCACAACCAATTCTTGTAGCCATGTTTCATTCCTCCTATTCAATAGTTGTTGTTATTCCAACGTTGAAGCCATAAGTAACTCTGTCATTGTTATCCTGACTAATCTTAAATGGTGGTTGCCTAAGATGCACTTGGCCCCACCTATCAGGCGTGAAATTCACGATTAAGTTGTCAGATATGAACAATTTATAAATATCCAAAGCTCTTTGCCTTGCAACATCAGCGTCTTTATCCCTAACAGTTACTTGCACTGACCTGTTAACATTTGAGTCATATGCTACTGCAGGGTCTCCCTTGTACTCATGTAGAGCTACAAGAGAATCGGGTGCTTCTGGCGTGAAGTCTCTGAAGGCATCTACACCATCACCCTGAACCATACCATTGTCCGTAAGGAACATAACAATGTCTAGTAGCAATGGATTAGCCATACGGCACCTCCTCTCTTAATCACTCATTGTAGCTAAAGATTCCTGTGCGTAAGTAAATACGGTTCTTGTAAAGTTTTCTCTAGCATACTCTCGTACAGGGTCTTCCAAAAATTTGGCTTTACCAGTAGGATGATATACTGATAAGTCTTCATGAACCTCTACCATATAGGATGAAGCTCTGCGACCAGTCTTTGGATTGACTGGGTCACCATTTCCACCATAACCAATGATTGCTTCATAAGCATAAGTAGAAGCAGATGTATCTGTTCTTCTTGACACTTCATAAAATGCACTCATCAGCAGTGTGTAGGTATCTTTAGGTACCTCAGCCATGCTGTTTCCAAGAATTTCTTGACATGCAGTAGTTGTAGCTTCCTTAGTACCATTACCTAAATTTCTAATCGCAGCTTCACACTGCGCTTCAAAATTGTTGAGGCTCTTTTGGTCAAAATCAAAGCTAAATGTACCTTTCATTACAGATACACCACCTTGATGTCTGGTTTGCCATTTCTATAAAACGTATTGATACTTTTGATGCTGTGCTCTGAGTTTTCAAATATAATGCAATCAAGTTCTGCGATGGGCACTGAACCATTAATGTACAGCTGCTTGTTTGAAACAACTTCAGCACCTTTGTTATCAGTGACAGTAGTTACTTTACCTTCAGCATAACACTTAATATCAACTGCATCCCCATACAGCTTAGTACCAGTTCCGTTTCTTCTTATGAACGGTTTTATCTGTGCTGGAAGATTAATCCATTTCTTAAGACTTTCATACACGGTAGTCACCCCCCTTAGGAATAGGATAAGGAGGATTATTCTGCATTCCTTTTCTGAATACCTTTGGATATGCATACTTAGGAAGAGACAAACCAGCAGACGTAAGCTTAGCTTTATAGCTAGCCGCCTGCTCCTTAAAGTACTTCAGTCTTTCAGTTGGGTCTTCAGATTGTGGACCAAGACTTCTCTTAATGTCCCTTGCAAAGATTGTTGCTGCTCTACTAAATAGCTGGTATAATACCTGATTCTTGCTAGAACCATAGGTATCAATGATGTACTGAATCTCTTCATCCTGCATAATAGGCTCAGACTCATTTGTGTCTCCTAATAGGAATCTACACTCATCAACCTGACTACTAGCTGGATTGCCAGAATATGACCAAGACATCAAATCACCTCCTACTTAGTTACTGCTGCAACTACCTTCTTAACTTCAGTCTTTTTAGCAGTTGCAGGTGTAGACGCCTTAGGCTGCTCAACTTTTTCTTGTTTAACTTCAGGCTGCTTAATAGCAGGAAGGTCAATACCATATCTCTGCTTAAAGAAATCAGCATACTTATCAAAGTTTTGCTCGTTAACTTCAACAATATGACCTTCTAAGAGTCTATGCTTAAATCTTTTAATGCCTGCTGGCTCAACAATAGAACCAGCAGGAATCATACCCGAAGCATCTCTAAAAGTACGCTTAACTACAAACATTAGTCAACAATGTCCTTGAAGAACGTACCAAGGTCACCACAGATTTTCTTAGCGTCAAACGCAATCTCACCTTCAATACGTTCAGTGCCAAGGCCGAGCATATCCATAGGCAGTCTAACGATACGGTTACCATACGCACCAGAACCTTCAAGGCCGGTCCATGCAAAGATATAACCTGCGGAAGGTTTCTTAAGAGCCGGACGAGGATTGCTGTAACACAGTAAAGCATGCTTACCCATAATGAATCCAACATTGTCTTGTGCATTCTTGTCTGCAGAGTTAACTACAGCCCATGCAACATACACATGTTCAACTTCAAACAGTGTAGCAAGCAGGTCAGCCGTAACGATACCCTTCTGAGTATACTTGATACGGTCAAGAATATCAAAGTGGTTCTTAAGTGCATTGAAAGCAAACGGAGAAAGAACAAGTGTGTTAGGCTTGTATCCAGTCTCAGATGCCATCTGAACGCCTGCTTCAGTAATGTCCTTAATAGGATTAGATGTATCCTTATTCCACTTGATAGCCTGGTTAGTAGACGGAGAAGCATCTACACCAGAAATCTCACGACCCCATACTCCAGCCTTGAAGAACTTAGTAGCCCATTCCATCTCGCGACGGATAAGCATCTTCTGAGATACGAAATCAGTTGCATCAGTGTCAGCATCAAGCGGCTCGTCGTAGTTTGCACGCTCCTCAGGAGTAACATCCTTATGGAATGCATGCTTACGGCAGTAGTACGGGTCGCTTGCTTCAACACCGTAATCGCCACCGGCAGACTCACTTGCTGCGCCACGTACCTGAGCTTCATCACGCATGAAGTCTCCTTTGTTGTAGATGTAGAAAACGTCTGACTGTCTCTTAACAGGGACAATCGGGAAAACTTTGTCTGCAATGAAAGCAGACGCATCCTGCATATAAGCAACGGACGTATTGGTTAATGCTCTATCAATATGAGCGTTCTGCATAGTAGGCATTATTTTGCATCTCCTTTCAATTAGTTAATCTTAACTGCTGCAAGACCACCTGCAACAGCAGAAGTGATTACAATACCGGCAACTACAGTACCAGTATCAGTTACCTTGCCGTTAGCATCAGCATAGGCAATCTTACCTGCTGTAACAGCTTTAGCTGCTTCAACCATAACAATACCATCAGCAATCTCAAGAACCTGACCAGCAGAGGTCTTATTCATGGACACACCGATAATGTTAGAATCTGCAACAGCCTGAATGCCATTACTGTTCTCATCAACAGTAACGAAACGATGTCTTTCAACAGCTCCACCAGCTGGTAAGCTATATCTAAGGCCAGGAATTTCATAAGCGTTCATTAGTTTGCACCTCCCTGTAAATATTCTTTGTAAAGTTCAGGATTTTCCTTGATGGCAATTGACACAGCCTTCTGCTTGGTTACACTGTCACGCTTAGCAATCTCATCAGCCTTAGCTTCAATCTTTGCCCAAGCATCTGCTCCCTTGCTTCCAGGGTTGCTCTTGCCGACTTCATCAAGAACTGTTCCTTCAATTGCTGCATTGATAGTTGTAAGTACATCTACCGTTTCAGCGCTACAATTCTTAAGAACACCAACGAGCTTATCAGTCTCGATAGGTAATGCCTTAAGCTCTGCAGCCTTTGCAACTGCCTCAGCCTGTGCCTCAGCATCTTTTGCTTTACGCACCTCTTCCTCAGCTGCTTCTTTCTGAGTACGCATCTTAATAAACATAGCACGTGCTGCAGCCGGCATACTCTTCAGAGTTTCCTCTTCGTCAAATGCTGCTTTCTTCTTAGGCTTTCCACAAACCTTGCACATACCATTCTCATCAGCTTCACCATCGCATTCACACTCTTCAGACTTTTTAGCCTTAAGCGTTTCAAGTTCAGACTCAGCTTTCTCCTTGCCTTCACTTGCCGCCTTCAGGTCTTCTTTAGCCTTCTCAAGGTCCTGCTTAGCTGTGCTACACTCAGTGGTTACTGTTGCCAAATCTTCTTTAGCCTTTGTAACTTCACCTGACAATTTATCAAGCTCAGCCTGAATGACCACTGAATGCTCTGGCTTCATTTTACTAAGGATTTCCTTAATATCCATGGTTGCACTTCGCTCCTTTCTTTTATAAAGTTCTATGAAAGCTGCCGAATTGGCTCCTTCATCAACTAAATCAACTCGGTTTATAACCAAGTCCTCAAGTAAGTATGGCATTTGTCACACCCCCTATTTATATTATACGTTGTTTGGCCCGATTATATAACACTAAAGCTTAATTCGTTTTGCATCGCCCTGTATTGAAAACATCTTAAATGTTCCATTCTTAACTTTAGCAAATACATCTGGGTCCAAAACTTTAACAGTAATAAACCATCCTTCAGGAACAGTCCCTTCAGGAATACCTATGCATGCTTGCTTTTCTTTTGTGAACACAATAGATTCAACTACTACGCTCTTAGATTCGCCTTCATGCATAACACCACTTGCACGGTAGTCCATCATAAACTTTATAGCTGCTTTTTCAAGCACCTCAGGTCTTATAATGTCATCCTGCCAATCAAGTGGTAAAGAGCCGTTAGCATTGACTGCTACACTTGCCCATCCACTAACTAAGCCTTCATCACTGTTTGACTTTGTAATGTCAAACAGCACATCAACAGCACACTCGTCAGGTACAGGCTGCTCCTCAGTTATATAAACAGATTCGCTACGAGACACAGTCTTTGTAGAACCGTCTTCATTATATACACTGATTTGCTGCGTATCATGTATTTCCCTATTGGTAACTACAACACTCATCTTATTCACCTCCGCTTCCGGTATAGCTTAAATCATTCTGTTCAAAGTCGTTCTCCGCAGTGTCATCAAATTCATCTGTATTATTACCAGCGTTATTATTATTGGCACTTGTTTGACCCTGATATACTGACTCAAATGTCTCTTCGTCAAGGTCTGGCATGCCAAGTATATGACGTAAGTAATTTTGCAGCTTCATATCGCCTGCAATATTAAGTCCCATAGCACGAAGTACAAGTGCAAGTTCCTTAAGTGATGGCGTCTGAATTTGACCAGGAACAATCTTAGGAAGACCAGTAATATTAGGAAAGTAATTGTAGCTAAACAAATCGGGTACTGCCTTATTATTGAACACATCAGATATATTCTGGAGTTGTGCTTGTAAAGCAGCAGCAAGCATAGACTGCTTTGTATCAGCTAATGCAAAAGAACCAGCCTTATTATTACCAATCAAAATAATGTCAGAAAGCATCGTAATAGCTATTCTATTATCATACCTGTCAATTGTTTCTCCAATGTTAATTTGTCTTGATGAACCAGATGAAAGAAGTGATAATTCCCATCCGTAAGGAAGCAGAATACCTTCTTCACTGTCACGTCTTACAGAAGCTACAAGCTCTTCAGCTCTAGTTCTTAAGGCAACCATTCTCTCATCATCTTCATTCCAAAGGTCCAGGTCCTGTGGAGCCTTAAGAACAGGAAAACCAGCAAGGTCACGTTCAATTCCAATACCTTCAATTTCTTCAAAATGCTTTTTGAAGAACCAAGGTCTGTAAGCATTACGCAGTAAAGATTTACCTTCAGGGTTGTCTCTACTAACTCTTGTTCTAAATAGTAGACCTTTTGACATAGGAATTGTTACAAGCTTGAAGTCAGGCTCAGCCATCTGAACGAATGCAATAACGTCACCTTCATCGTTGAATTTCCATTCATGCAACGATGTCTGTGCTCTAATAGGCAAACGTCTCCAACCAATACGTCCATCAGAGTACTCACTTTTGTATCTAGGACTTACTTCATTTGGTCCACGCCTAACCTTATATACAATTTCATGAAAGCTGAATCCATACGTAAGCATAGACAGAATTTCAGATATGGTATTTGCCCATGACATATCCATATCATTCATACAGCTTTCAAGAAACTTAGCAGCCTCTACATCTTCTGCAGATGTACTAGCAGGTTCTACAGTCCATGTAGTTCCTCTAATAAGCATTTCAGCTAAGTACAAAATAGCGCCAATAACTGGGTCATTATCAGCCATTTCTTGGTATATTTTACCAGCGTATGGCCAACGTAATTCAGGAAGGAACTCTTCGTATACATACGGACCATATCGTTTAAGACCTGTAGTACCTAATTGCTTAAAGTTAACAGGCTTTTTACCATTTTGCATTTATATCACCTCCTAAATTTTGTCCAGTAAGAACCACCTGTTTTCTTTATACCAGATGGAACCCTATTAAGTGTAGGCCCTCTAAAGTAATTGAAAGCTCCAGAGAAGCCATCTATTGTATCATCATGAATACCATAAGGAAATAAGTCAGCCTCATCAAGAAAAGGTAGAATGTTTCTGCATCCTTGTACAATGTGCACATTACCCCTTTGTGCTGCTGCTGATGCTGTTCTAGCTCTTTCAACCTTAGAACCTGTAGAGGATACGCCAATAAAGTCATACCCTTGCAGTACATGCCTTGCATAGTGGTCAGTAGTAATCTTACCAGAAGAACCTGGCTCTTCCTCCATACGTATTGCTACGTCATATCCATCTGCTCGTGCTGTTTCGCCTAAAAGCTTCTCCAAATCGCCAGGCATTTTTTGTTCTCGTATAATGTCCTCAATCCAATACATACCCTGGTAGTGCGCAAGCTTAAATCCAACTGTCCAGTCTGGCTCTCGCTTATTCTTACCTTTGCGCTTCTTAGGGTCTGTAGACGCCATATCCCAGTATCGTACCCTTCTAGCAGCAGCAGGAACTTCAGATGCAGGTACTATAGTAAACCAGTGCCTATTAAGCATATCACCAGATGCTTTAATTTCCCAGTTACCATTCAATAAACGCTCACGTTCTATAGGGTCCAACTCTGCAAGTGATTCTTTATAAGCTTCAGCATCAAGATATGGGTTATCATCAATACCTGCACCTATAAAAATACGCCCAGCATCTTTACCCTCAACAAAGAATCTTTGGTAATAGTATTCACCAAATTGTCCACCAGGGTTTGCTGTAGCTCTAAATCTTAAAGGTACTTGCAATGTCTTTGGCTTACGTAAACGTGAGAATAGATACCTGTAGTTAGTAGGGTCTATATGCGTAACCTCATCCATTCCTATATACTGAAATTCAGCACCTTGGTAACGATAACAATCGTTAGCTGACTCAAGATAACCAAAGTTCAGTGTGGCACCTGAAGGAAAAACATACTGCTTTTCCTTTTCAGACCACTTAACTTCCTTACTATCAACAAAAGGCATCAGCCATTGTTTAGACATATCTATCAATGCACCAGGCAATGATAAATCAGCATATGTCTTACGAAAAAGTATAGCGGAGTAGCCTGGTATATCTACATACTGTAACGCTGCCATAAGCTGTGCTACAGACTTACCTCCACCGGCTGCTCCACCATACAAAATCTCTTTCGTATCATTCATAAGTAAGAAAGCTCGCTGTTTAGGTGTAGGGTCATAAGGGATATACTTAGTCAGACGTGGCGTTAAAATTCCCTGCAGCTGTTGCAGGTCAATTCCATTCAAGTCTATACTCATGACCCATTACCTCCTTACTCTTTGCTATTCGGATTAAATCTGGCCCAAAGCTCAGTGAGCTTACTCCAACCATACATAGCAATGAATGCTACAAAGAAGCCACAGATAATAGCTGCTACAACCCAGTACCACACAATAGTAATAGATGCATACTGTGCATATGCAAGAAATGCTACTACAGTAAGGACCATAGATAATGCAAGAACTACAATGTCAGTAGGTACCTTCTTCATAACGCCAATGCTTTTAATTACCTCAGTGATGACAGATACGATAAATGCCAAGGCACCAATCGCAACTACCAGCTGAGGTAATGCTTCAGCCGTAATACTAATCATTCTTAACACCTCCTTCTACCTGTCGGATAATAGTGCGCCACTTAAATATTCTGTTAAGTCTCTCCTGACTAAAGAATGGCTGCTTCATAAACCAGTCTTTAAAGTCCTCAGCACCTTTAGAGCTGTTACATGACTGGCATGCCGGTACGATGTTACTCTGAATAGTACGTCCACCCTCGCTAACCGGCTCAAGATGGTCACGAGTCATTCTCTGACCCTTACGCGGAGTGCATCCACAATAAGCACACTCTCCACCGAAGAAAATCAATGCTTCTTTCCACTCTTGATGAGTGAACTCTGGATTTTCCTCACCACGGCGCTTCTGACCTCCAATAAAGTCAGAATGCTTTTTCTTTGTTCTGTTTTCTTTCCTACGGATATTGTAACAACACTTACAGTCCTGTCTCCATTCAGGACGGCCTTTCTTATCTGTGCCATTACGATGAAAGTCAGTAATAGGCTTTACCTCGCCACAAAATACACAGCGACGAAAGAGTTGACCGTGCTCCTTAAATGTCTCAGACGGATAAGTGCCGTACATCCTTGTGTTACGACTCTTGCCCATACTTCTCTACCTTTCTTTACTCATCATCCATTGTCACACTAGATGAGTTGCCATTAGCATCTACAAGTGCGACTTCGGTTGTCTTGGTCTGGCGAACACCAATCTGTGTGATGTCACCAAGTGCCCCTGCCTTAAGGAGTATTCCGACTACCTCACTCAAGTCAGCCTGCTTTGTAGGACTCTTCTTGATGTCTGGGTTCTCTGTATCAACCATAGCATCGCGACGCATCTCTTCCTGAGCAATAGTGTCAGTACGAGCTTTGCGTTCCATGTCTGCTGCTAACTTAGCAAGGGAAGCAATCTCACCAGGCTTAAGCGACATCGGGTCAATCATGTCAATAGCGGTGCTGAGCTTCGAGCGCAACCTAGCCGCCATATCTACATGGTCCTTATTCATATCCAAGATTTCTTGCCTGCGCTGCTGCAGCGTGATGTCATCACAATACTTCATCCAGGCCTGCATACGCAACTGGAATGACCAACGCTGTGCAATCTTCTTGACAGAGTTGTAGGTAGTATTAAGCTGACGAGCTACATCACCATATGTAGGCTTCTTTCCTGGATACGAGTCTCTATAAGCTGTCCAGACTGTGAACTCCCACTGTGTCTCGCCGGGCTGCTGCGACCAAAGGTCAATACCATTCTCCTTGGCATTCGCTATCCAATCATCCTGGTGTTGCCTGTAGTAAGTCACACGCGTATTCTCAGCATTCGCACAGTCAACGCAGAGGTGTTTGTCAATATGATGAGCTGGTTTGTATTGACCACATCTTGGGCAATGCACCATTAGTACTGGTTCTGCAATGTCACCGTGACGCATAAGCTCCTGGTCTCCCATCATAAATCACCTCCTAATTATATTATACGTTGTTTGGCTGCCGTGTATAGCTACAAGTGTTATCCAATAGTCAGCAAAATCGAGAGAAATAGTAGATTTTTCCTTAAAAAGGCCTTACGTGCAACACGTTCGTAATATACACCTTATAAAATCTCTTCTGGGATGCTCACGAGCTCGTTACAAGTACCAAGTACATGCTGCAAGTTAATTTTTACAATATTAACACATATAATAAACAAAATAACTATTTTCTTTCCAGTTTATCTACAATTCCTCTAGATTTTTTGCCGGAAAAGGTCGCTTCTGTAACTACTATAGCTTCCTGTAATCTTTGGATTGTCTATTTGTCTAAGCAGCGAAGGGCGGCTACGTGGCGTCGGGCTGCTGAGTCTCATTTAGGCTGTGATGCTGCAGTTATGCTAGACTTTGCATCTTCTTTTATTTGTTTATTTTTGGCAAAGTTAACTTGTGCAAGCGCCACCGCGCTAAGGGGCCGGCAAAACTGCACAGAATCCGGCGCAATTTTTGGGCGGTATGCACAGAACAAATGTTCTGTCAAATTGCATAGGAAATTGTATAGTTCTTTGTGCAACTTTTTTGAAAGAAACTATTTACAAATTCCAAAATCCACGATATAATTTATATTGTAAGTGAGTAATGAATGACTTACAAAAATAATATTGAAAGTGAGGAAATCAAAATGACAAACATGAAAGAAATCGAAAAGGTTGCAGAAAAGTTCGAGAACAATGTGGACCTTGTAGCAAAGGAGCTTAAAAGGGTGCAGTCTCTGAAGTGCCGCCTTAAAAAGCAGAAGGGCAAGAAGACCTATGAGGAAGAGATGACTGAGGTAGTAAAATATGAGCAGGTCTTAAAAGAGGTTAGACAGTTACTTGACCCTAAAGAAAAGCCAGTTACAATGTACACACAGGAAGATGTTGACCAGTTAGATTATGATGAGACCATAAAGGCCATTAGAAGTATTCAATCAAAAAAGACACTTACCAAATGGTTGACAGATGTTGAGGGTGATAATGATGAGTACAGAAAAGCCTGTGAGATTGAAAAGATGCTGATTGAAAGAAGAGAATCTACAAAACCTGTTGATAATGAATATGTTAGAAAAACAGATGTACAGACCATCATTGATACAATTGAAAGTTCAGGAAATCTGAGTCAAGAAAAGGTTGTAGAACTTCTGAAAAGTCTGATGTAAGAATGAGGGACCTGGTCCACAGGCCAGGTCCCTTCTTAAATGAAAGGAGATAATAAAAGTGAGAACATTCAATGTATATGAAAAGAATTCAGGCCTGTATGTAGGTACAATAACAATTGATGCTACTGATATAAGGAGATATGAAAAGGACTTTATTCTAGTATAAAATACATGACCGGTCGAAAGACCGGTCTTTTCTTTTGCACATCGCCACAGCTGCAGCTCAGCCACAGCCGGACTGCGCTAGGCTATCTACTAGCCAGTGGAACGTACGTTCTGCTGCGTACGCAGCTCAGCCGCGGCCATGCAGTAGGCGTGCCACGGCCGCTAAAACCCAGCCTCAGCTTGGCAAGCTGCACCCGGCCGCTAAAACCCAGCTCTGGCTTGATAATGGCGTGCCACGGCCGCTAAAACCCAGTCCTGGCTTGATAATGCAAGGCTGCATCTGCAGGCAAAGAAATACACGGCAATTGCTTGCCGTGTACCTGCTATTATTTTCTGTTGTTGAACATCATCAGTAGCTCTGCTACATTCTGGTTGAACTTCGCCTCTTCATCGCAAGGCGTTCCATTCTTTTCATTGTCATCAAACAAGTCGGCTATGAATTCATAGGCCTGATGCCATGCATCATCAGGTATTGATGGAAATGCTACAAAAGCCGGACAGCTACGAATGAAGTCTTCATATGTAGGTCTACGATTAAGTCCAGCCCTATGCAGCTTTCTATAGGCCTTAGCATAGTCTTCATAGGCTATCTTCTCGATGAGGCCAACCAGGTCTTCTCCAGCAATAGTACACAATTCATCTTTCATTTTAATATCCTCACTTTCTTTTCTTTATTCTATATATATATTATATCATATCTATTGCAGTTTGTTATCAGTTTCAGAAATATTTTTATGACTGCATCAAATACAGTTCAGCCTCAGCTAGTCAGTGCAAGGCTATCTACCAGCATGTGGACAGCCTCAGCTTAGTGGCCTCAGGCCACGGCGGCTAAAACCCAGTCATGGCTTGACAATGCAGTAGCTGCACTTCAAGGCAAAGAAATACACAGCAGATAACTGCTGTGTACTTACTCTTAAAGATAATTGTCAAGATAATCAGTAAGCATGTCAACAATTGGTTGCCATGTACCAGCCTCATTGTCAAGAGTTACTTCTTTGCCTGCAAAACTAATTGTCCACTTCAGTCCATAGAAGTCTTCCCAAGCCTTTAGGCTGTGCTCATCTTCTTTTTCAGTTGACTCTGGCATTGTAGATACCACGTGGTCTCTGAAGTCTGTAACTTTCTTAATGTAGTCATCATGTAGTAAGTCTCTCTTCATTTGTTCAAGCTCATAAATAGTTGTCAGTAAGTCGCCACTGTCATCTGCATCCATGCATTCATAGTTACAGTCATACATGGCCTTGAGCCTTTGAATAGCACTTTCGATTGTTTTTAGGTTGTTCATAGTTGTACCTCACTTTCATACTGTCTTTATTATTTCTTACAATTATATTATATCAAATATCTTGCAGTTTGGTGTCAGTTTCAGAAATATTTTTAACTGCTGCACCAACCACAGTTCAGCCTCAGCCGGGCGGCCGTCGGCTATCTACTAGCCTGCAGCCCGATGCAGCGTGAGCAATCCGTGCAGCCGCAGCAAGACTGCGCTTTACCACTGCGGCTAAAACCCAGCCTCAGCCTGGCAGCGCTGGACCTGACTGCTGCAGTCTCAACTCAACAGTGCAACACAGCAGTCGCTAAAACCCTAGTCGGACTTGGCTATGCCACGACGGCTAAAACCTTAGCTTGACCTGACAAGGCTGCGCCACCTCGCCGCCTCACTCAGTTACAAATAGTTGGTGCAGCCACTGTATTGAATTTGAAGAACATATGTACAACTGCAAAGTTCCATAGTATAATATCTATAGAGTTAAGAAATAAGTACTTGATTCTAGCAGTTATACAAAATTGAATAAAGACTGTACAGTGACCACATTGAATTTACAAAACATATGTACAGCCGCAAAAATTCATGATATAATATGTATAGAGTTAAGGAAATAAAGCTTAACCAAATACGCAGGCCACTGCAAAGTGTGGCAGCCGCGTGGATGACGCGGACAGAAAGGAGACTACTATGTCTATTAACGAAATGTTCAACACAACTGAAAACAATGAAACAACTACAAACGCAAGAAATCTTGCAGGTACTGCACAGCTTACAACTGTTGCAAATGAGCTTGTTGCTGAGTGCATCAAGAAGTTGAATGACAACCTTGATGAGTACCGTGAAGACTTCGAAGCTTCAAAGCATGACCACAACGCAATGGATGCACTGCTTGCAAAGTTGATTGACTATGACACTGTAGATGTTGAGTTCATCAAGGAGCTTGAAGAAGCAACTGTTGATGGTATGTTGAAGAGTCAGCAGTCTAAGCGTTCTCGTGCAAAGAGCAAGGCCATGACAATGGATAACTACAAGAGTATGATGGCTGGTGCGATTGCTGAGAACCTTATCAGAAAGGCTACTGGCAAGGTTAAGTCCGCAGGTGGTGCACGCCGCATGTCTGGTTCAGTAGATTTTACTGCTGAGCAGCTTGAAGAGCTCAAAGAGGACCAGGACAGACTTAAGAAGGAAATCCGCAACGTTCAGTCCAAGAAGTCTATCATGAAGTCAAAAGCTGACTTCAGTGAAGAGGACCCACGTTGGCAGGCATTGCTCGTAGCTGAAGAGCAGCTCAAGGCAATCAGAGTTTCTACAGGTCGTACACAGGTTGTGAAGGTTGATGAGACCAAGGACGCATTAACTGAGAAGCTCGCAGACGTCGACCTTGAGCACATGAATGCAAAAGACAGCAAAGCGCTGCTTGCACAGATTAAAGAAATGCTTGGATAACATACAACTGAATACTCACTTTCAATTGAAGCCCAGCTGGTCTTGTCAGCCAGCTGGGCTTTGATATGCCCTTTGGTGCAGCCTGGCTCAAGCGCCGCCTGGCCGGGACATCTACTAGCTTGTGGAAGTCAAGTTCAGCGTAAGCAAGTGGGCCTGGGCCACCGTGGTGCGGGGTTGGATTGGACCAGCTGTAATCTACTAGCTTGTAGAACTGACGTCAGCTCCGGCCGTACGGAGGCCGGGATGCGGCGGCTAAAACCCTCCACAGTCATGGCCAGTCAATGTCGCGGCGGCGCTGCACAAAATAGGCTCAGCCTGGCATCCGTGCTGGTCTAGTCGTAATAGCGCCGCTGCGACCATGCGCCGCTGCTCCGCAGCTGCTAAAACCCTTGCCTCGTCTGACTGTGGCTGCACTTCTTTTAAGGAGTAGAGCCGCGGCCGGGTGGCACTGTGACTCACTGCCTGTGTATCTACAATCCTTCAGTCTGTATCAGCCCAGGGACGCCGCGACGCTGTATGTCAGAGTATTCTATATCCGTGCAGAGGCTTGTTTGGCTTAAAAAGACTAGTGTTGAACTATAAGACTTCCACTGAACTCGTCGCCGCAGCGACCCCGAGCGACGTCAAGCCTAGCGGATTTTCTACAGACCATTCTCATCACGGTGCTGTATAATTATATGGATATCACGGACGTGTTAAACCTACAAAGATTCAGAAGACTTCATGTTCCTTCTTTCCAATCAAATTTTGAAAAAAATAAGTATATATATAGGATATATTTTATATATTGAAAAAAGCCCAAATATTGGTTTTTGATTTGACTTTAATTATTAGTTCTATTCTAATAAGCTAGTAGATATATACGCAGCGGCACAGCAGTACAGACATCTTGACCTTCATAGTTTATTCAACTTTTTAACTTTTTAACAATCTTAACAATCTTAACATTTTAACGTATTTTTTTATATCATCATAATCTATGCGACGCCTCAACAATTTTTTATACTACCACTGATATAATATCAAATTAGTACTCAAAAATATTTTTATACTAAATATCATATATACTTATTGAGTGGCCTCAAAAATACGTTAAGATGTCTAGAAAGTTAAGGAAAACAACTCGTAACAAGTATCTTAACGTATTTTATACTAACGTCAAGTAATGTAATATATTTAATTCAACTGATGTTATATCACTGAACTAAATTGCGTATAATATAATTAGGAGGTGATTGTATGTACAAATGTACAGGAAAAGATAACAAAGGCAGAAATATTCTTGTAGATACTAAGGGGCACTTAACGTATGAAATGGCCAGATGTCCTTGCTGTGGCGCCACAAACGTACCAGCAGGTAACAGGTCAGTCCACGGTAATAAACTTTGCTGTGATTGCTCTCGTAGGGTGCAGGGCATAACGTTGGCCAAATCTAGACTTAGCAGGCACAGCACATTAGACGCTGTGAAGCGCCAACTAGGCAGATTACAGTACTTCGTAGATATTAAGAACAATGGCGGACTGGTACCTGATTGGATAGATGAACTGTACGCCGCGGCACAGAGGTACGTACAGTTTGAGGAACTTTCTAAAGAAGCACTAAGCAAGAAGCGTCTTCAAGAAGTTGCAGCGCAAGATATGCTTACAGTTAAGTGTAGATACTGCGGTGAAGCACACCTTCTGCCAGTAGGACAAGATACAACTAAGCGGTGCCCTGCATGTCAGAAGCGTTACAAGGAGTATAAAGCACTACGTGCAAGGATTGCTGTGCTAGACATGGCAGAGTGCGTTAGTCTATTGATGCTGCTTGACGAATATGAAGTGTTAAAGAAGCGAGGCTACTGGGCTCCACAAGTGCCAAAGTGGCGCAGTCGTACACAAGATAGATTGGAGGAGCTAACAAATGAAAGTATGTAAGTTTTGCGGAATTACAGAAGAAACTACGCACATTAACAGGGACTCACTGTGTGCCAGATGTTACAGAGTGCTTGAGAAAGTAAGGCAGGGACGCAGCACACAAGAAGAGCTTGAGTGGCACAATGAGATGTGTGAATTTAACATCAAGCACGGAATGTTTGTGCCTGTAGCTATGAGACGAAAGCTTGCACACTTGAAGCCAGCCCCGCAGTGGCACTGCAAGAAGTGTGGAAAGGTCGCTATTGCTGACCGAGACTTCAACTATACAAATTATTGTACAACCTGCGCTGATGAGATACGAAGAAGCAGAAGCATACCAAAAGGCTCTAATAGAAAGCAACGTTCTGACAAGGGCTCAAAGCGTGGGTCGGTAACATTTACCACTAAGCCTGATAAGAGAATTGGACCGCACAATAAAGACAAATAGCAAAAGGACCCGGATGTTATTCCGGGTCCTTACTTTATCCTTGCTCACGCCGACGTGACGCATAGTCTTTATGATTGTTTGTAGATTTGGCTTTACACCAGCATGTATAACTACATTGTAGCTTTACATGTCCAATCTTTGTCTTATATATGTGGCAAGCTCCAGGGATGAACCTCTTGCCACACACTGAGCATATCTTCGGTGTTCTGCTCAAATCAATTATCTCTGTTATTGAATGCTCTATATGCATTCATTAGGTCGGAGATTATCTTGTCTCCTATCATAATGTTCTGAGGTTTCCAACCTTCATTAAGTGCAGCGTCGCGGCCAAGACTACAAACAAATCTACCAGGCTCATCACTGATGTCACGCAGCGACCCAGCAGCAGTACCAAGAATGGCATCCAGGCAATTGTACTTATAGATGCGGCGGCTATGCACCTTATGACAGTATTCACAGTACCAACCACCCTTGAGCTTTATCCACAGGGCAGATATGTGTTCACCAAGCGCATCGCAGATGCTTTTTATCGGCTGAGCAATGTAGTATTTCAGCCAGCTTACTCTCTCAGGTCCTTTCATTCTGTTACTCCTTTCTAACTACACAAGTCATCCATGATAGCTTCGAACTGCTCCTGCTCATCACTATCAAGCTTATGCTTTATGCTGTCATACCAGTCTTGTAGGGCATCAATTGGTGAGTGCTCGTCGGGTGCTGGCATTATGAAGCTTGAGCTTTTCCTGACTAATGAGCAGTAACTCTCACTAACTACAACGCCTTTGTAGCCAGTAGGCACTTCGTCAAGCTCTTCCTGGTTAGATACTGGTATGGCCTCTGGACCATACACGCTCTTGAACTTATCGGCGGCGAGGTCACGCCAGCTTGATGTGTAACTTACACTATCAATGAAAGCAACGTCAGCTTTATCTTCTGCAATCATCTCGAGTACCTTGTCAGTGTCTTTGCAGGTACTCCACATCTTTGATGCCATCCAGCGAAGGTCAAAGTCACTAACCATCTTACGGTCACGGTCCAGGCGTATATGCTCAGGCTTGAAGTTGTAACCATACGTATATGGCTCGTAGTCACAAACATACAGACCATTAACAAATACTTTGCCTGGTAAGTTAATAATGTTACCATATTCAGTCTCTTCGATGTCTTCGAAGTCACTACGCAGATGTAAGTTTGACGGTACAATCTGATTGTAGTATTCATCAGCTGAGATACCCTCAATAGCTATGACTAAGTCTGCTGATGGTACCTTCTCCCATATAGCTTTCTTCTCGATGAAGAATGTTAAGATGTCGGTGCCGAAGCGACGCGACTTAACAAATCTTGGCCTCCATATTTCTCTCGCACCATAGTTGTAGAATACAACGTTCTTGCCTTCGCGCAGCAATACTAACGTTGCAATCTTATAGCCCTCACCAAACTGACCAATTGTAGATTTATCATCAGCCTTAGTAGTCTGTCCAAGAAGCAGCGATGCTGCAGTTAACTTAGATGTTGCGTTGCTGATTGTAAGCACACCTGTAACATCATCATAACTCCAGCTTGCCTCATTTTCATTGTTTTGCTTTTGCTGGTCCAAAGCATTTTGGAATAATTCACGCACAGCATCTACATATGTCCAGTTAGGTACATAGTTAGGTGCAATTGTTAATTCTATCTTTGACATACAATCATCTCCTTAATCTATATTGACACGACCACTGAAGTGTCTACCACTTATTGAGCAGCTAGCGCCAAAGTGACTGAAACCATCATCTACAAGCATGATAATCTCGTCAGGGCTTGGCTCATGACCAAGCACCTCAACAAGTTTATCTGTAATATCACCAGAGAACGTATAGTGTGCATAACCACTGGTTCTTGTGTAGTTATCAAATAGTTCACTTCTAGCCATGCCATTTGTCTTATCACGCAGCTCATGATACTTCTTTGTCATAGCCTCGGCTTCTTCTTTTGTGTACTCTACAATAGCTTTCATAATTAGTCCTCCTCACTGTTATAGTACGTATCCTCATAATTGTCAAAGCGTTCAAGTATCTTATCAAGGATAGGCTTGTAGGTGTCGTCGTATACTGGCAGCATAGTATCCTGGTCAATCTTGGTCTTAGGCCTGTACTTAGTCTTTAACTGCTCGTATATCTCATCTTGATAGTATTCTGGCTCTTCTGTTAATGGTTCAGTAAGCCACTTGCTGAGTTCTGCAGGTATCTCAGGAGCACTCACGGCTTGTACAACTTCTTGCACTGCTTCTGCCTGCTGCTTGTATTTGCCAATCATATCATCTAAGCTCTCTGACAAAGGCACTGTACGACCAGCATTCTCTCTAGGTGGCTGCAGCCCAGCAGCTCTTTGAACCTCCCACAATTCATGAATCTTTGCAAGTTCCGTGAGCTCAGCTTCACTACACTTGTCTCCTTTGTTTGTCAGATACTTAGCACGTGAGTTAATTTTCTCGCAAGTCTTGCAAGTGGTGTAGGTGCCCTTACGACCACCATAGTATTTACGGAACTGCTCAATAGGTTTCAGTTCTCCACACTGTTTACATGTTTTTGCATTCATGATGTTATCCTCCTTACATATCTTCAAGAGCATTTATCAGCCCATCGAAATCCTCAGATGGTCCAAGCATATCAGCTAAGCTATACACAACCATCTTTGATACGCCATATTCGTCAGCCAAACTTTCAATATAGTCATATCTATCTTTGTAGCCTTTCTGCTTATACACATTTGGCTTATCACTGTCAGACATATTATGCACCTCCCATTGTCATTTGCTGTGCAAGCTTATCAGCCATGCTATCAGGATAGCCCTGAGCAATAAGCTGCTTGTAAGCCTTTCTGTACTCCTGCAATGTCATCTTCATTACAGTCTTAGGGTCAACCTGAATTGTATCTTCAACTTCACTTGGAAATCCTGCAGTTGCTTTGATACATGTCATATCCTTTTTGACAAGTATACCTTCTACAACATCAAGTGGCATGTTGTGTAATACACATACATAGTTCTTGCCGTGCTTTACACAGAATCTACACATATCTTTTGTTGGTTTTCCAAGCCTTGAGCAGTTACAAAATTCCCAATCAGGCACTTTGTAGTTTACTGTTGTCTTTACTCGCTTCATTTATCAGATTCCTCCTTGTTGACCTGTTTATTTATTACCAACGAGGTCAAGTGCTAATTGTTCGCAAGAGCTATTGTCAGATTCCGAAACGAAAGACTTACCTTTCAAGATTGATGTGTAACGACTAGCAAGTTCCTTCTGAACAGCTTTTGCAAGTGTTGGTAAATATACCTTGCGATATGTTGTTGGGTTGATGCAAAGCTCTCCCTTATCAATCATACGATTAACTTTACGGCAGAAATGATGAGCATAACCTGTTGCAGGTACGACTCCTGAGAGTAGCTCCTCCTGAATATCGAGTAAGTCTCCATCAGATGTCTTAGCCAACAACTGTTCTAATGTCATAGTTTTCTTAGACATAGCTTTATCCTCCTATTAATTAATTCCAATGTCTCTTGGATTGATTTCTTCTGCAACTTCATCAAAGTGTTTTTCAGCATTATCACCATAAGCATATTTAAAGTCGTTAATGCCACATTCACGCGAACAGTACAATATACCTTCTGCTGCCCAAATAGTTTCACATGTAGCAAGGTCCGTGTCGCATGCTGCGCACATATCAGTGCTATTTTCATTTACTGGTCTACTCATTTCTTGTTCCTTCCTTTCTTCATTTCAGCTTCATGAATACGCGTTGCTTTGTAACAGTCTTTACAATCACGCCTGTACTTTGGTTTGCCTGTTTTCTTGTCTTTGCCATCTTTGTAGAAATCCTCAACTGGCTTCAATTTGCCACAAGTACCACAGACACGATGCGTGTCAGTATCTTTTGTTGACACAAACATATCAGTCAAACTCACGAATCATACCTCCTTTCTTGTTATAGTAATAGGTCCTACCTTAAACTGACCACCAATAGGCATTTCTTTTAACCAGTCAGTATCTGGTGTACTCATTGGAAAACCCGCCTTTGCGCAGAAGCTTCTTACAGAACTTATTGCTAGTACATTTTCGCCGATAGTTCCAATACTTTCTTTAGTCTTTTCATTCATGCATGTCCACATACTCACGACCTCCTAGTCTTTATTTGCCCGGCAAACAAACTTGCCGGGCGTTGTAATGTCCAAGTGGAGACTGCTATTACTCTCACACTCTATTCTTATTATATCACGAAAATATGCAGCCGTAAATAGAAATAGGAGAAACAATGCAGTGGCTGTATTATTCTTTCTCTTTCGTGCTAGGCTTCATCACTTCTGCTACATACTGAGTAGTTAAGTGTGGTCTGTTTTCAAGTGGCCAGATACGGTCTGTCCATTTAGCATTACCAACCTTAGCACTTTGACTTCTAACTTGCTCAGCTGCTGCATCAATAGCATCTGCATGATATACAATGTGTGCTTCGATACTTAATGGAACAGTTACTGAGCCATACTCAAGTTTACCATGATGTGCCAAGATGATGTGGCGAAGCATCTCAAGCTTAAGCATGCATGTTTCGTCCATCATGTAGTGATTGTCAGCATAGTTGCCAATAAATTCCGCACCCATAAAAATGTGGTCATACATCATACCTTCGTCTGTCATGTCAATAGCTACACCGTTAAGCTTGTATGTATATAGCTTACCAATGTCATGTAACATGCCACCAACGGTGCACAAGTCAACATTTGCACCTGGTGTATGCTCAGCAATTGCCTTTGCAATGCATGCTACAGAGTAGCTATGGATAAGCGTACCAGCTGTGTAGGCATGGTGTACCCCCTTAGCGCCTGGCACAGTAAGCCATTTATCATAAAGCTCTTCAAGCACTGCCAGCGTGATGCTTCTTAAAAAGTCGTCCTTAACTTCAGTGATTAAAGCATAAGCGTTGCTGTAAACTTCATTTGCATCAATACCAGATGAAGGTGCGAAGTCACTAAGTGGTACCTCAGTATTTGTTGTCATACCCTTCACATTAAGCTGCTTAGCTCCCTGCCATTCTGTAACCTGCGCTTTAACATCTAATACCGCATTAGCCTGTGGAATATTTGTTCCACCCCAGTCCCAGTAGTTTCCACTGATTGTATCTACACCATCAAAGAACTCAAGCTGTAAATAAGGCTTCTTAGCTTTAGTCTCACGAGCTGATGCAGACTTAACAACAAGTGTGATTGTAACTATTTGATTTACTTCAAGTTCTCTAATCTTCATTGTTTACTTCTCCTTCTTTGTAATATACACAGCATGTGCTTCGTCAGCGAGTTCCATTGTTTCAAGTTCTGTAGCAGCTTTACTAATAAGCTCAACCATCTCTGAATAAGGTGTCAGTCTGTCAGCTCCATTGTTTACAGGAACTACAAGTGGTATTGTAATACCATCTCTGCCAGGCATCCATACCTCATCTCTTTTGCGCTTGTAGAACTCTCTGATGTTAATGTACTTAACACCATCTCTGATTGCTGCAGCAATAACAAACTTAATTGAGTCCGACTTGCGTACTTCACCAATCTCCTTAAAGTTATCCCAAATTCTCTTCTGCTCTGCCATCGTTAACATCCTCCTTTTCTTTGTCAGTATTATCACCAGATATAAGCTCTGATAAGTTTTGTATCAGACTCTTTAATTTATCTGGATTTCTAGCTACACATAACTGAACCAAGTTAGTGTAGTTATCTTCTTGCTTTACAGCTTCTTTATGGGCTATATCAAGCTTACCACAAATCTGGCCAATCTTAAAACTAACTGCCTGTGGTACACTGTAACTATCAATGACACTAAGCAAGTCTTTTTGAGCATCAGCTATTTGCTGAGATAGTGCTTTATCCATTTTGCACCTCCTTAACATATAGACCACAATGACATGGTCCGGGTGTTGTCTGCTCCCTGAAAGCTTTACACATGCACTTAGTATCTGGTGTCTGTTGTAGCTCACATGGACAGTAGCCATCATTCTCCTTCAGCGCCTTACGAATAGCATTTACTTTCTCAGTGTCAGAGCTAACTACTACTTTCAGACGGTCAGTAAAGGTAATCTGTGATGGCTCCACATAATGTACAGTGCCATCCTCGTATTCTACTATAGCTACTGGTATACTTATCTGCCCACCAGGAGCACCACCAATCATTGGTGATGGCTCCACTACATAGGCATGTTCACAAAAGCGATGAAATGTAGCTTGTACACTTTTATTCTTATCCACTTTAATAACGCACGGTCTAGTACTACTC